ATAACGGTTTCAAATATAAGCAGTTATTAACGAAAACTTAAATTGAAAAACAAAAATTAATATTAACCAACAACATTTATTTGGAATTGTGAAAATAATTGCTTATATTTGTTGTTATAAAATCGTAAAAATTATGGACTCAATGGAAGAGAAAAAGTATAGTAAAAAACAAATGTTGGTATTTGCAGAAACTTGTATGTTAAATTTGTTATCTACAAAACCAGAAACTAGTGAATATAGTGAAATAAGTAGTTACGACCTACATAGAATTAAACAAGTTCTTAACAAATTTAATAAGGATGAATAATTTTTATGTTTTATAACACCAACATATAACCAATTTAATGATTGATAAATTGTTCCGATTTCACCTGCTGCTGGGTCAACAGTTGCTGTTATTATTCTATATTTTGTATTATTTTTTAACCATTTACAAACCCTAGAAATAAAAAAAGATGCTGTATTTTTTGGTGTCCACCATAAACAAACACCCCTGCTTAATAATAAAATTTTATTTGTAAATCCATATTTATCCCAAACACCAGTATTTTCTGTATAATCATTACTAAAAACTAAAACACCACCTAGTTTTTGACCATTTTCTGTATTAAAATATATACCAAAACAATATTTAACAATATATGGCATTGTTTTTAACCATTCATATTCTATTATAATTTTACTTGCAGTGTTTTTATCAATTAATTTAATTTCTGTATTATCTAAAGAAATGTTTTTATAATTAAAATCTAATATTTCTTCTTTTGATTTTTTTATTCTAATTTTATGTTGGTGTGCTTCCATAGAAAAACATTTTTACAAAAATAGTATTATTTTGGAAATAAAAAAAGGGATGTGTTTAACATCCCCCTTTAATAAAGTTAAGTACCTACTAGGATAAATCACCAACACCAAATGTTGTTAATCCATCACATAAGATTTTACCATAGTAACGGTTTAGAACCATTTTCTTAGCATAACGTGTTAAAATACCACGAATTGGTGTAAAATCAAATGGATTATACATTACAGGTGTTAATTGCATAGGTATATATGGTGCATAAATATAGCCGGTTTCCAATATGCTAGTTCCTTTATGTCCAATAAGAACAGTATTAGGTGCTGAATATGGGTCACGGTAAACAACATAACGTCCACCTATTGTACCAATTTTTTCAATACCCATATTATACTTATCTTGTTCAGGTGAAGCATTTGAAACGTGGAAATATTCTAAGTCATCAAAAACAGCAGAAACTTCAGGAGATACAACTATCCATGATGCACCACCACGTAATGTTGACTTATTAATTTGTGCTGAAATTTGGTTAATTTTAGTAATTAACGTTTGATTCCAGTCTTTTTGTACACCATAATAAGTATTAGTTCCTTTTCTTAATCCGTTATAATCCCAACGAGCAGTCCATGCAGCACCACGTCTTAAGTCACGTAATATTTCACGGTCAATTTCAGCAGCCATTTGTTCTGATAACAATGCAGTTAATTCTGCTTCAGCATCAATATTATGGAATGCAGAAACGTCTTGTGCTAATTCAGGTGTCCACATTGCTCTCATTTTACGAGTTTCAACACTTACAGTAACATAATCAAGAACGAATGTTACTTCTGCCATTCTTGAATCTTGTTCAAGGTCGCTATATGTTCTATATGTTGCAGTATAAGTAGTTCCAGTTGGAATGGTTAATGCATGATAACCATCTTTACCAGGATATTGAACATCAAGTAAAACAACAATTTTACCATTTTTATCCACAATACCCTGTCCATATTTTTGAACTTTTACGTTAAATGGTATTGGATTTCCACTTGCAATATTTTCACTTGTATAACCACTTGGTGCTGTAAAAGTATTATTTGCTGTTACTTTTAATCCAGCAAGGAATGATTCGGTATCCATTGGTGCGCCAGCAGGACCTACCAATTTACCTGCATTATCAGTAGTAAATCCTGTGATTTCAAGAGTAACGAATTTATCTCCTGCTGTATAACCTTTAGCAGTTAAACCAGTAATTGATTTACTATCAATACTACCTTTTGATAAATCGAATAATGAAGTACCTTCATCATTATATTCAGTTGCATAGAATGCATCGTATAATGAACGAGTTTCAAAATTAGTTGAACTTGTTGATGTTTTTTCAGCAGCATTTCCATATGCACCATCAGGTGATGTATGAATATTACCAAGTGTTGTTGTATGTGTACTATCTTGTACACGTGTACTAGCCTTTGGATTGATAAAATATAATCTACCTAAAGGTAAGTTAAGTGCTTGTACTGAAACAATATCGTTTGCTAATAATTTTGCAAACACCCTACGAATAACAGGGAATGCAACTGTTTCAAATTGACCGCTTGATGTAGAATCAGAAGATTCTTTAAGCATATGAGATAATTGGTTTTCGAATAATTGAGCGCAATTTTCTTTAATATTGCCATCTAATCCTTCAAGTAATCCAATTTTTTCCCAACGGTTTGTCGTAATTTCTCTTTGTTCACGAAGTTGTTTAATACCAATGTTACCAACTTCGCCACTTTCCATTAAAAATCCCATTGTTTTAAATTTTTATTTATTTTTTGTTATTTTTTGCTTCCGTAATTAATCAACTTTTTAATTTTTTCGATATGTTGATTATTTTCATATGCAGTTTTTTCAACAACTTCGTCAAGTTTTTGCTTTGAAGACGATTGTATTGAAGCAGACACTTTCGTTTCAATGCTTTCAGTTAAAGTATTTGGTTTTTTTTGCATTTCTACAAGTAATTCGTTATACTTTTTCTGTGACTCAGCAATATTATCAATTTTTTTAAAGTTGTTGATAATATTAATTTTATCATTTTGTGTAAGGGCAAGATTTTCGTTTACCAATAAGTTGTTGACGTGTGCTAAATTGGTATTAAATGTTGCCATTTCTTTCAATTGATTTCGATATTTTTCAAGTGCGGTTTTATATTGTTCTAATAATTTGGATACGGTTTGTTTGTATTTTTTATTTTCATTTAATTTTTTTGTGAGTTTTTTATTCTCATTAATTAAACCATTAATCCTTCTTTCAGATTCCCTCATAGAAAAACGCATACGTTGAACATTTCCTTGTGTTTGATATTCTTTATCAGGAATATTTCCAGTTGTAGCCCTTTTATTGGGATATGACATTCCTAATGTTTCATCGATTTCATTATCAGCAAGTGCTGCATCGATATCATCATCAGTAATTTCAATTTCTTGAAGTTGATTATCTAATTCATCATCAATTTCAATATCTTGAAGTTGATTATCTAATTCATCATCAATTTCAATATCTTGAAGTTCATCGTCTTCTTGAATATTAGAATCAAAATTTTGAATAATTTCATCTAATTGATTACGCAATTCATATAGTTTATCATTCAAATTATTAGATGTTGGTTTGATTTCATTAGAATCTGAATTTTCTAATTCTTCATCAGAATTTAAGTCATCTAATTCTTCATCAGAATTTAAGTCATCTAATTCATCTTCAGAATTTAATGCATTAATTTCTTTTTCAATATCATTTAAACTAAATGTTTCGTCATCATCAATTTGAAATTCATCACTTTCATTTGCACATTCTAATGCATTACCCACTCGATTAACATCCAATTCTGTTATGTCAAATTCTTCCTTGATGTTTTCTTTTTTTGGTGTTTTTTCTTTGAATGTATCACCATCTTTGCTTTTTTTAGTTGCAATATTTGGTGTATTAGATTCAACATCGCCCATAATTTCTTTATTTTTTTCTTCAGAAACGTTATTTTCGTTAACTTTTTTCTCATATGGGTTACTATCACCAACAGTATCAGTAATTTTTACATCTTCATCAACCACTTTTTGTTTTTCTAATTCATCTGTGGTTTTTTTAACTTTTTTAGTTTCTTTTTCATTCTTTTTCATAACAGATTCTTCTTTTTGATTAATTTCATCATCTTCATCAGATTCTTTATTATCATCCATTTTTTTATAGGATTCTTTTGTTTTATTTTTATTTAATTCTTCATTTATAATTTCATTAAATCGTTTTGAATATTCTTCTTCTAATTTTTTATTCGCAACAATTTTAGCAGCATTCATGATTTCATCATAATCAGATAATGCTTCTTTAAGAATTGATGTTTTTTTTATATCACTCATAACAATAAAATATCAACCTAATAGTATAATTTTAATATAAATACAAACTAATTGATAAAAAGACGATTTTTACTTTATTTAAAGTAAAAAATCATCTAATGTTTTTATTATTTTATTTTCGAATAGTTGTGGTTTTTTTTCAATCACATAAAATTCATTAAAATTTTTATCATCATGTCTTTTTGGAAATAAATATGCACCAGGGGTACTTGGTGTTGCCACCAAATCAAATCCAATTAATTCAAAATCATTTTGTACAATATTTTCACCATTTATTTCTTTTAAACTACCAACACCTCTACTAGATATACCCAATCTTATTTTATTTTGTAAATATAAAAGAATTTTATCACCAATAACAGAAACAATACCATATTTTAAAAAACCAGGACTTACTATTAATTTTATTGTTCCATATAATATATTTTCGTTTTCACCAGAACCCCACCACATTTTTGTTAATAAATGGGATATATTTTGTAAAGAAATTATGCTACTCTCAGGATGGTCTGCTTCTGAAACAGAACTATTGTTTTTTATTAATTCCTGATAAATTTCTACTTGTGGTACTAATACTTCTTTTGGATAAATCCTATCGTTTTTATTTTTAACTCCCCATTTTTGTAAAATACAATCAATTAAAATTGGTTCATTTGGGTTTATTTTAAAATCTTCATTTAGTATATTATTGTTTAATTCGTGTGTTATAAATCCTGCATCATTTTCAATTAATATACCAAAACCAATATCACCTTTTCGTAATATTCTGCTCATATTATATATTTTATATAAATAGTTAAAATTAATGATTTGATTTAATGATTATATTATCCATTCTTTGAATAATATTTTTATTTTCATTAAGAAATAAACAATATTTCATTTTTTTTATAATAAGATTTATTGATTCATTTACTTCTTTAAATCTTTCTATTTTTTTCAAATCATTTTTTATTTTATAATTATCCATTTATTTTTTCAATTATTTGGTCTAATTTTTTTAAAATTTCCTCATTACCAACCTTATCCATTTTATCGTATAAATCTAACACTATTGAAATACCATTTAAAACATGAAGTGTTTCTTTTTCTGATTCAAACCATTGTCGATTTCTTTCATCTTCACGTTTTAACATTTCAATTCTTATGTTTTCTAACGTAATTGATTGTTCTTTTCTAATTATATCTATTTTTGCAATATGTTGTTGTTGTAATTGTTTATTTTCTTTTATTTTTTCTTGTAATTTTAAATATAAGAAAACTAACATAGTGATTATAAAAATCATCAAACCACCAAATAGATAAAAAAACATATCATTATACCAATATATACCGTTTTGATTCAACTTTCTATTTTTAATAATAAATAGTTAAAACCCAATTAAAGTAAAATAAAAACAGTGTATTTATATTAAAATTTATTGAAAATGAGTGATGGTACTAGTAATGTCATTTTAATTGACCCCAATACTTTTAACATTAACAATAGAATTGTTAATAGTATTCCACAATATCAAAATATGTATATTTTTGTGGAATTAATTGCGAAACGTAAAGGTAGAACAGTAATAGAAATTAATGGTAGTTCTTCAACAACAGAAGATTTAATAAAAATTAATTTATTGGGTAATAATCAAGACGATAATAATAATCTAAATAAATTAAAATTTACTACTAATTATTATGACGGTAGTACAGGAAAAAAAACAACATTTGATAGTTTTGGTATTAGTAATATTAATGTAAAAATAAATTCATCATATATACCACAAGTTAATATACAATTTGTTGATATTAGAGGATTATCATTTTTTAATCAAGAAAATTCACCATATAGAATAATTTTTGATTTTCCACCGCCAACATTTAGATTAACAATTAAAGGATATTATGGTAAACCAATTATTTATGATTTACATTTAACAAAATATACATCAGAATTTCAATCAGAAACAGGTAATTTTGTAATAGATGCAAGTTTTGTTGCCATGACATTTGCACCATTAAATGATATTTTATTTAGATATATTGTTAATATGCCACTTATTAATGAAGTAAATGAATCAAATCCAGATGCTAGTATTATACCAGTAAACACAAACTCATTACTTACAAAAATAAAAAATTTATATTCAATTGTTAACGATAATATAAAAAATACTAAGGAATATAATCAACTTGTTGATGTTAATAAAGAATTAGATAATATTAATTTAATAATTGATACGATAAATAATATAAAAAACAATATATCTTTAAAAACAAATGGTGATGTTTTTCTTGTAATAAAAGAAACCACAACAACACCATTATCAGAAACATATGATAATAGTATATTAATTAGATTGATTAATGGTTTGTTTGAATATGATGACATAATAAAAAATAAAACAACAAATGAAAATAGATTATCAATTGTATATGTTAATAAAATTATGTATACAGAAGAAAATGATAATAAACCATACAACAATTTAAATTTTTTAGATAGTAAAGAAAATAAAATTATTGCATTAAATAAATATAAAAAAACGCTAATTAGTTTATTTCCAAGTTCAAATAATAATGATATACCAAATTCAACAACGTTTTTTGGTAATCGTTGTATATCACCAATAGTTAATATAAAAACTGAATATGTTGAATTAGATATTACTGATTTTTATAAAAAGGTTGTTGAAAAAAGAGGAAATCATATTAACAATAAAAATTTATTAAATTTAAATTTAATTAGTTCTGTAAATCAAGCAGTAAAAAATGAATTGGGTATGCTTCCAACCATTTACAACGTATTTAAAATAATATTAGATGATGTAGATAAATTTTTTGATAAACTAAGAGATACTTCAATAAAAGCAGAAAATGCACATAGAAGGGATAGTGTCAGTTTAAATTTTGATACTGATTATCCTATATATTCTTTTCCATTGATTATAAAAAATAATGGTGATAGAGAAGAAAGAATTGCACCAATTGAATTAAAAAACAACAATATTGAATTTCCTGAATTAGATTTGGTTTATGATTTTATCAATTCTTTTTTAAATCAAAAAATTATTAATAAAAATACCCAAATTAAAATACAAAAGGGCAATAATGATATTAATTTATGGATTCCATTATCTCCAATAGATTCTCATTTTAATAACGTTGAAAATATAAACGAAAATCCATACAATCCTACTGATAGTATTTGTAATGATATATTTAAAACATTATTATTAAGATTTTATATATTATCACAAGCAATATTAAATAATGATTTTTATGGTGCTGATGAAAAAGTTATAAGTGTTTATGTTGATTATTTTTCTGAAGCAGAAGCAATTAACATATCATTAGCATTAAATAAAGAAAATATTGATGTGTTGAAAACAAATATTGAAAACATAAAAACCTATAATAATTTTCGTGATAAATATCATGATTTAAAATTTGATGAAAAGAATAACATTTTTAATTTTCCTAACAATACAATAAATAAAATACCAATTACAAAAACATATGAAATTCCAATTAATAAAAATGATGATTCATATGTTGGATTAAAAATAATAAATAATCCACCAGAGATTACTGAATTAGATTTAGATTTAATTGTAAATAAATTTAAAAAAAGTAAGTTAAGTAAAAGAAAATCAATACTACCATATTTTAAATTCACTAAAGAAAATTTAATTTATTTTGAAGATAAGCCTGATAATGATAATGAAACTAAAATTGTTAGAAATATTTGTATGAACACTAGATTTTTATGTCAGTTTAAAAATACATTATATATCAACAATGGTGAATATAAAAACATAGAAATTGATGATTTAATAAATCATGGTAATTTCAAAAGAAATAATAAAAATATTAAAAATTATTTTTATAATTTTGAAAATATTATAGAAACATTAGCAAGAGATTTATATTACAATGAATCGGTTATAGAAAACGAATTTAATAAGTATGATAATGATATTATTATATCGCTATTAATTTTATCTAATTTTGGTAACACATTAAGTCCTTTTAATGGTTATCCAAACCAATTAAATAATATACTTTTCAATAATGTTGGAATTATTGAAGTACCTTCTTTTGTACCATTATATATTGGTTTATTGGTAAAAATAAATAAAGAAATTAATATAAAAAATATTGTAATTAATTATTTAACAGGAAACACAACCATAAAAAATTTTTATAATAAATATTATTATATTCTTGCCGATTTACATGATATTGATAAATATTTGTCAGAAAAGGATAAAGAAGTATTTGAAATAGAATATAACGATTTTGAAAATTTTAGTTTTAATACAATAAAAAATAGTTATTTAAAAATAATAGAAAAAAGAAAAGAAATTTACAATAAAACAGATAGAAAACATGGCGATGTGTATAGTTATTTGTTAAATCCATCTTTTGATGGTAAAGATATTGTTGGTTATGATAATAAGGGAGAATTTTTTGATAATATCATTAAAATATTAATGGAGAGAAAATATATTGTAAATTATTATCAATCAACATTTCAACCAAAAAATTCAAATGATTTTAAAACATATTATGAATCATTAGATGTAATTAATAACGATAACAACAAAAAAAGGATAAATATTTTATTTTTTGAAAATTTTTTTAGTAAATTAAAAAGAGAAATTGATGAAAGAAAAAAAGAATTAGAAAAGGAAGAAAAAAAATATGACGAAATTAGGGGTGATATAGATATAATAACACAAACATATTATTCATTTAAAAACATAAACGATAAATGGTTGAGTGGTGGTAATAAAGAACAAAATGGTTATCCTTTCAACCCAAAAGGTAAAAATTTGATTGATTCTTTTGCTTTTGTTGATAGAGCAATGAATCCAATTGGTGATACTATTATTAATGTTGAAGCACTTATTGATATATTTGATAATCCAGATATTACGGTATTTACTGCATTATCACAATTATTGTCCGCAAATGGCTTTGAATTTTTTCCGTTACAAAATTTTTTAACTTTTAATACTGAAGATAGTTGGAAAGATTGTTTTAAAATGAAAACTGGTATTATACCCGATTCACCATCTACCCATTTTGTTTGTATGTACATTGGTGGGTCATCTAGTTATCCATCAATAAACACTGATTTTTTTAAGACTGATGGTATTGTTGATTTAGAAAGTAAAGATTTAATTGATTTTAATAGAAAAAAGAATGTTAATGATTTAGATGATATTAATAGAAATATGATGGATTCAAATAAATCGTTTCCTTGGAATCAAGTACGTGCTTTTCGTGTTAGATTTGGAGAACAAAACCAATCCATGTTTATTAACATGAAAATTGATAGTAAAGAATATCCTGAAACTAATGAAAGTATTCAAATACTTTCAAGATTAGTTGGTGATGATAAAAATTCAGCGCCAGTACCTAAAGGTCAAAATTTATATAATTTATATGAAAATAGGGCATATGGTGCGACTGTTACAATGTTAGGTAATGCAACAATACAACCAACACAATATTTTCAATTAGAAAACATACCATTGTTTAATGGTGCATATGTAATATTAAATGTTGAACATAAAATAACACCAAATAAAATGATTACTGAATTTTCGGGTACTAAAATTTTAAAATATCCAGTACCTAGAGTAATGACACCTTTAGTATATGCTGATTTGGGTCTTGATTTAACATTACAATCAAGTGGTGAATTCGTTAAAAATATATTAAATTATGAAAACAATCAATTGAAAATAAATGCTTTATATACATTAAAAATGTCTTAATATGAACAATAATGAATTAGAAATAACAATTGGTGGAAAAACTTTCATTGATAATGCCTGTAGTGGAGATAATTCATTACTTAAAGGAACTAATGGTATATTACCATTTACTGAAGTAAATAAAACATGGGAAGCAAAACCAAAGGATGATAATGGAAATTTAATAAAAACAAACAAAGAATTATGTAATTGTTTAATTATTTGGTATAATTATTTTAGTAATGTTTTTAAATTAGATGCTAATATTTTAGCAGCACAAGCATTCCAAGAATCTAAATTTGCATTATGGAATTATCCAAAATTAAATAGAAATGGTTACAATAGTACAGCAACAGGAATAAGTCAATTTTTATTATCTACTATTTATGATGTTATTGTAATGAATAGATATTCAAATAATAATAATGAATATAAATTTAATAAAAACGAAATTGATTTAATTACTAGTGGTTGTACTGGTGATATTAAATCAATTGATACGTTTAAAAAAACTGATTTAATAAAAATTAATAGACCAATTATTCATCAAAATGCAATGGACAATCCTAAAATAATGATAAAAGCACAATTTGTATATATGAAGTATATATCAACATTATCTAATAATATTGCAAGTATTTGTTTATATGGATATAACAGAGGTCATATTTTAATACCTAAAAATAATATAAGTTATACGAATACAATAAATAATACAATAAAACTAAAAGGTGTAGAATATCCAAAAGAAGGAATTGATTATGTTTATAAAATATTTAATTATTTAGGAAATCCAAAACAAGTTAATTATACAATAGAAAAAACAAAATTTATTGGTTGTTTTGATTATAATAAACCACCACACAATATTAATTGTGATATTGATAATTTTGATTTAATTAAAGCACAAGAAGATGAATCTTTTTTATTATATGGTGATAACTAAATTCTTTTTAAGTTCATAAAGAGTAATAATATTATCATTAATATTATTTGTTGTATTGTTCATATCATTAATTTTCTTAATTGCTTTATCAATACGTTCGTTTAAAATTTCACTTCTATGATTTTTTAATTCATTTAATGCGTTTGTTTTTATATCATTAAAAAGATTTATTTTATCTTCATATGAATAATTAATTAATTTTTTTATTAGTTTTTTATCATCATTTTCTAACAAATTATATTTTTTATTAAATAATTTAACTGCGATTTCAACAATGTCATTATTTAATTTTAATTTAATTGTTTCATTTACTATTTTAGGTCTTTTTAAATGATTTAAAACTGTAATCAATGATTCATGAATTAAATCCACATCAATTTCAGAATAATCACAAATTGAATTTATAATTAAATTATTAATTGATTCATATAATTTTATCTTCTTAATTTTTCCTTCGGTTAATATATTATTATTGTTTAAAAATTTAACTATTTTTTTCCTTTCATTTAAAATTTCATCTATTGTATATATTTCAAATAACTTAATATTATTATCAATATAACGATTTGCCAATACATCATTATCAATATATTTATTTTCAATATTATTATATATTTTAAATTCTAATGTAAGAATTGGTGAATTTTTTATTATTTCAATGTATTCCGAAATTATTCTTTTTAATTCAATGTTTTCGTTTTCGTTAATTTGATTTATTTTATTAACAATAATTGAATTTGAAATACCAATGTTAAAATTTTTCATTATTAAAATGTTTAATATAAATAGTTATTTAATTAAATAATTTGATTATATTCATGTTTTTAATCAACGAAATCTTATTTTTTTATTCTAATAATTCAATATTATCAATATTTACATTTAAAATATCATCATCATTATTATCAATAATTTCTTCTTGTTTATCTAAAAAAACATTAATTTCTTCAATCATATTTTTTGCTTTTAAATTTAAATTATTGTTTAATTTTGTGTTTTCGGCGATAATTTTTTTCTTTATATTATTATTTTTTTCGTTTTTTTCATCACCATAAACTAAATTATTTACATATTTTTCAAATAGGTTTTTATCATATTTGTTTTCCATCATATTCATTCCACCCATATCATTTCCACCCATTGGCATATTACCACCACCCATGTCCATTCCACCCATATTACCACCACCCATGTCCATTCCACCCATATTACCACCACCCATGTCCATTCCACCCATATTACCACCACCCATGTCCATTCCACTCATATCATTTCCACCCATTGACATATTTTCAGTGTTACTAGATGTTGGTGGTAAATTATCCATAGGTTCACCAAATTTTTTATCAATATCTGCAAAAAGACCAGTTTTTTTAATTAAAACAGATGCGTCTTGTAATTCTTGCATAATAACTCTTTCTAATTTTTGTTGTTTAAGGTCTTCAACAATTTCACTATCACTCATATTCCATATTTTTCTTTTTGCGTTTGTATGCGACATTGCAGCAATACCATTTTCACCTCTTGTTAATTCGCTATATGTTTGTGCTTTATCACGTAATAATTCTGATTTTAATAATTCTTGTTGTGTACTTGGATTTGTTAATGTTAGAGTGAAAGAATTTAAATCATCACCACTATAACCCATTAAATATAAATGGATAATTGCCATTTTATTTAATTCTTGAATTATTGCCTGTTGAATTCTATTTATTTTTTTTGCAAATCTAATATCATATTGTGCCATATTTTTACCAGCACCCGCAGCATCTTGAAATGATAAAAATGGTTTTGGAATCCCCAATCCCACAAATAAATTATCTCTTAAATATTCAATATCTTGAATTTGGTCAAGATTAGATGCTCCTGGTAGGGTTTCAATACCTGTTTGAACATTAGAATTTCTTACAGGTAAAAAATAGTCTTCATCATTTCCAAGTATATTAAAACTATAATCAATTTGTCCATCATTTGGATTTACACGTGTCATTTTTTTAAATTTAGTGGCAACTTTATACATATAATCCTCAACATCATTATCATCCATATTACCAACATCAATTTTAAACACCTTTTTTTCACCTGCTCTAATTATACGATAAGTTAACATTGCATCTTCAGCCATAACTAATTGTCTGAAAACCCTACGTACTTTATTAAGAACAGAAGAACCATAAGGCAAATACTTATCGTCACCTAATAATCTAAAGTGTGCAATTTCAAAAATATTAAATTCATCACCAGTTGTTCTTTCTTTAAATTTAACAATTGGTTTATTGTTTTGTATTCTATCAAATCGTTCAATGTCATAATTAACTAATTGTTTTATATGTGAAATACCATGTTTACGTTCACCATATAGTAAAACAAAATTATCACCATATTTAACTAAATTTCTAACCCAAAATGGCAAGTTTACATTAACATTTACAATATCATAAAAAAATTCATCTAATATTAACTTTATTCTTTCTTTATTTGAATATATGTTTAACATTTTTCCGTTTATACCAATTGTTGTTGCTTCTTCCATGAATAAATCCAATGCACTTGAAATTATTGGATAATATTCCATACCTTCATAATCTAAATATGCTGGAAGTCTTGCTGCTTCATATTGTAATGCTTTTTGAAATCCCCTTTCAGTTGTTCTAAAAAATTTATTTTGTAGTTCTTTTTTTTGTGCAATTTCAAGTCCTTTTCTATGAACATCTGTAGGTGAAGCCCCTTTAATTATTATTTTGGGATTTTTATCAGAGTTAGATATTTCAGTATTATCAAAACCAAAACCATCAAAATTAAACAACTTGTTTAATTGTTGATATATAGTACCCCTTTCTTTTTTTGAATCCATAAATATTTTATAATTAATTATAATTTTTTATAAATACTTTTAAATAATGAAAAAACATTAAATAACATTAATAAATAGTATTATTTTTTTAAATCGGTAAATAACCAAGAATGTACCAAATAAGGATTTAGTGAAGACGGATTATTGGGAGATATTCTATTTTTATATTTATTTTTCATTAATTCTTCATTTACATCATTACTGGTTAGTATTGCATTAATCATTTTTTCTGGATTATAATTATTTTGTTTAAATAAAATCATTTCAAAATTTAATACATATAATCCAATGGCTAATCCCATTATACTATCATCATGAAAAGTCCTTTTATGGTCAGCAACTCGATTACCCGCAACGGTGATAAATGTTTTTAATTCACTTAATAATCTAATTGATTGTATTTTTATATCGCCAAGATGAATTGCTCTTTGTAATTCAAGTAAAACAGAACCTCTATTATTTCCAATAAAAAAACCTGGTATTAAATCTATATTTACAATTCTACCATCAAATAATGTTTTTTGTGCTGATTTAATATATCCTTGTAATCTATCACGTGATGGTTTATGTGTTATTTCTGAATAATGAATATTTTCATATCCAAATTCAAGTAATTTTTCAACAACTTGTACACCAAGACCACCAGTAATATCAATAACACAATATCCATCATTATATCTTTTTGCATACTGATAAGCAATTTCTGCTAATGTTTGTGGTTTTACTTTTCCATAATATTCAGCAACTTGAACAAGTTTATTTTTTTTAATTTTTATTTTTTGTGGTTTATTGTTTTTTGTAATAATCTTTTCTTCAATAATTTCTTGTTTTTTTAATATGTTTATTGTTGAATAATCATCACCATGACCAGATGATGTATCAATACCAATAAGATAATCTTCACCAATTATTGGGTCTTCCCAAATCCACATATTTAAATCAGTATATTCCTGTCTAATTGGTGGTTTAATTTCATTTTCTTCAATTCTTTTTAAATATTCTTCTGCAATGAAATTATCACCTGACCCAAGAAATGAACACATTAATTCTTGTGCTATTTTTTTCATATCACCATTAGCATCACGAATTTGTTCTTCAAACCAAGGAGAAGTTGCTTCCCAACCATCATCCATCATCATAATTCTTTTCTTATTATCCCAATTTTCATCAATTAATTGTTTTTCATTTTCTTTTCCTTTATTTTTTATCCACATTAAATCTTTATTATATCTTGGGTCATTAAACCACCACAATTCAACTGCTTTAAAATTATTTTCGTTTCTTTTAGCACCCATAAAAGTTTTATAAAATACAGCATCCAATCCAAATGGTGTACTAACCATAATAGCAGCACCACCTGTTTGAAGTGTTGGTCTAGCCGATGTCCAAAAAATATCACCCTTTTCTGTCCATGCCGTTTCATCCCAAAAAATTAAAGTTGGTGTCATTCCACGAAGTCCTTTTGAACTAAAAGCACCTAATCGAGAACCATTATCATATAATTTTAATTTTTGTGTGTCTTTTAGATTTTTTTCTGTTTGTCTTCCAGTTTTAGGTTTCAACCAATCAGGACAATCCTCAATAAAATTAACAACATCTGACATTAATTCATCCTTTGCTGTTTCTAATTTATCAGCAACAATAGCAACTTGTCTATTTTCATTAAACATAATATACCATGCAATGTATGCACAAGTTGTTGTTGATACACCAGCCTGACGATATTTATTTGCAATAACAAATTTATTTTGTAAATATATTTCAATTAAATCTTTTTGAAAGTCAAATAATTTAAATGGTATTATTTCACCATTACCATCATTTTTTGTTTGGTCAAATATTGTTAAATATTTTTCTATAAAATAAATTGGATTTAAAGCACAACGAATAATTTCATCTTCTTGTTCTGAAAAAGTTAAATCGTTTACCGTTTTTACTTTTCCTTCTTTTGTAGTTATAACAGGAATATATTTGCTTGATTTTTTTCTTAATTCAGATGCCAATCTTCTTGCATCTAACTTACTCTGTTCAAGTTGATAATTAAATGGTATTTGTGGTTCATGTTCTGGATAATTTATATTGTCTTCTTTATTATTCATAAAATCAGTTTATTATAAATACTTTTATGAATAAAAAAGATTGAAACGTATTTCAATTGTTTGTTTTATATATCAATTGAAGATACTTCAACAAATTCATTGTTTTTTAAAATTATTTTTCTCGAATTTAATAATTCTTTTATTTTATATAAAGACATTCCATAATGAAAGACTAATAATGGAATATCATCTTCATCTGAAAACATTTTATCATAATCAGAAAATCCATCTAAATTATCTGGTGGGTTTTCATTTTCGTATGCTAATGCATGTATTGTATGATAACCATGCATATATGGTCTATCTACCGCTTCATGTAAACAAATCAAATCAAATGATTTTGTTTTTAAATTAAAAACAGCATCAATATATTCTTCTGTTGGTGGTGTTGCATTATCAACAGCAGGACTTAAATCCCAACACCAACCTTCAACATCAATATTTGTTGGATTATTGGAAAAAATAAATTCATATAATCCCTCACCCTTTGTATTATACCCTATTTTAAGAACATATATTAACTTTAATTTATTTTCATCGTTTTTCATTTGGTATTATTATTGTAATAGGATTATTTTTCCAGAAATTTATTCCTTCATCACTATTGTTGAAAAATAAAAAAAAAATCACCATGTTGTTTTTTTATTTCATTCATTTTTTTTATATTTTCTTTATTATTTCTAAAATCAACAGTAATATAATTAAGTGGATATATTATTCCCTTATCATCTTTATATGAATATGTTATTAATCCTTTTGAAAATTCTGAAGTTTCTTTTATTTTTTTATATATTTTTTTCATATCTTTTTAATTGTTTAATGAATTTATTGGTTTATAATAGGAAAAATTAATTCTTTTTTTATAAATATTTGAATTATTATAACATTTAGGTTTAAAGAAAAAATGCTTTATTTTTAAAAATAAATTTTTCCATTTATTAGCATACCATACTGTTTCACTATTTACCATAGTTTCAGCAATTTTAAATTCAAATGGTATATAAACGATACTATTATTTTTCAACATATAATATATTATTTATTATTTAACTGTTTATTGTTTTTATGCAATTATAAAATTATAACTCGCAATCAAGTAATTCATTTTTAATTTCATTTTTCCAAATTTGTTTCATTCTACTACGAGAATAAAACTTACAAATATTTTCCCACCAATTAATATAACCCTTTTGAGGATTTACATTTCTTTTCCAACCACCAGAATCTTGTAATTTTTTTTCTTCTTCCTTTATTTTAACAATTTTATTAAAATAGTATGTTCTTATATTTACAATTTTTTTCTTTAATGTCATATAATAATATCACCAAAAAATTTTTATCACAAATTTCCATTTTCATTAAAAATTATATATTTTATTTACATGATATATTATGGTTGATAATGCCAAATCATTTGCTATTAATATTCTTGATAATTTTATTTCTGTTTTTCTTTTTAAATACCAAGAAATTAAATATATTACAAAAATAAACAAATTTAAATAAAAATTAAAAAAATAATTAAATAGTAGAAAAAAATAAAAAATAAAATGGGTTATTATTTTTGTAAATATTGCTCTTGATTCACATACAAGAGTATTATCTTCCATAAATATTCTGAATAATTTTAAATATTCAACCCAATCAATATCTTCATTGTTTTCACCAAAAATTCTTTTGAATTCCTTCATTTCATTTTTTTTCGAACCATTGATATATGTTCTATGTAATTTAAACATAATTTTTATTTTCATATACGAAAAATTGAAATTATTGTTACAAAAAAAAACCCGAAAAATTTCGGGTTTAAATAAACAAGAATTTCTATTTTTTTAATAACCAGCATTAAATCCTTTACCGCTTAAACTATTTCCTTTAATAAGTGGTGATTTTAAAGTATAAACTAATTCACCTGTTTGATTATTTCTTGCAATAGTTCCTTTTTGATTATTATCAAAATATTGTTTTAAAATATTATATCTTTTTTCCCTTGGTGTCAAATTTAAAGCATTTTTAAATGCACCACTATATGGTGTATTAAATTCTTCTGAAAAAACTTTTTTAAAGAAATCTAAAATAGCATTTTCATCGTTTGGGTCTAATTTATAAAAAATTTCTTTTTTTGATTTACCAAAAATTTCATCAATATTATAATTTTCCTCTATATTCTTTTTTTTTAAATCTAAATATAAATTATATTGACTTTCAATTAGTTTATCTAATTTTTTTAATTTTGATGATTTTTTTGATTCGTTAATATTAACTTTTCTTAAACCAGAAATTTCTTCCAATCTTTTCCTAATATAATTTCTTAAAAATTTTTCCGATTCCGATATTTTATTATCGACAGTTATTTTTTTTTTGTAGAAATTATATTGACTTTCAATTAGTTTATCTAATTTTTTCAATTTTGATGATTTTTTAGATTCATTTATACTAACTTTTCTTAACCCAGAAATTTCTTCTAATCTTTTTCTAATATAATTTCTTAATTTTTTTTCCGATTCTGATATTTTATTATCAACATCTGGTAATACTTCAGTATTTGTCATTTCAGAAGAATTTTCCATTTTATATTGCGATAAATCAACATAACTATTTTTACTTGAAATTTGATTTCTAATTGTACTTAATAAACTAGCAACTTTTATAGGTTCTTGTCCTGCTTTTGCTGCCCCAGCATTTGCTTGTTGTATTAATTCAATTAATTCTTTTGCTTTTTCTTGAACTTTATCAAGATAAGCATTTCTTTTTTTAGTTCCCCTTCTAATATCTTGCTTTCTACTTTGAGCAGCAGCACCTTGTTTTACATTTTCAATACCTTTATTTATTGCAGTTCCAACTTTTTTTGCTTTATCTTTTATTGGGTCAGTAATACCTTTACCAATAGTTTTAAGACCACCCCAAATTGCACCACCCAATGCTTCTTGTAATTCAACATCAGATGTGTCTTCTAATGATTTCATTTCTGGTTCTAATTTATTGATATATTCATCACAACCATATTCATTTTTTAATACATCTATTACTTTTGGCATTAATTTAAGAAATAATGCAACTGTTTTATGGTCATCATCATATTCACCATCTTCACAAGAATTGGCATAACCACTTATTAGATTACTCATTTCTTCAACATTACATTCCAATAATGAATCTTTATCATAACCCATTGATTCGGCATAATTAATAAATCCACTATTATTTAAATTATTTTCTGTGATATTTTCAATATCTTGTGTTGGTTCAGATATAACGTCTTTCTGCAAATCATCAATATTTTTTTCTTTTTGAAGTGCATTAATTTTTTTAGCCATATCATTAAGTAAACTTTGTTCCATTTTTAGAAAATATTCTTTAAAATAACCTAAAAACATATTTACATATGATTTTACTTGACTATCAGTTAAACTTGTTTGTTGTATTTTATTACCAATTTTTCCGATATCAGACTTAATACTATCTTTTTTATCGTCTTCATCACCAGTTGGTTCTTCAATATTTTCATCATCTAATGATTCATCATCTGATGGTTCTTCAATATTTTCATCATCTAACGGTTCATCATCTGATGGTTCTTCAATATTTTCATCATCTAATGGTTCATCAATATTTTCATCATCGGTTGGTTCTTCGATTGGTTCGTTTGCAGCAACATTTGCATCGTCTAATTTTTTTTCTGCTTGTTCAATTTCATCAGATATTTTATCTTCATTAAATTTTAAACTAGTAGTTTCATTAATGGTATTTAAAAGCATGTTTCTATTTTTATCTGCTTCTGCCAATGAATTATATTGATACTGTTTTATATTACCTAATCCACTAATATAAACAAAATCAGAAACATCTAAATTTTCTTTTAAACCACCTTTTTTTATATAATATTTATGATTTTCTTTTACTATACCAAATGCAACACCATCCGAACTTCTTTTATAATCAATTAAAGTTCCAAGATTTCCACCTTTATTTTCATTTGTTGATGTTTTTTTAACTTCTGCCAATTCTTTTAATCTGTCATAATAGGCTTGTTCTGATATTTTTCTTTTCATATTGTTGTGTTATTTTAAACTCTTGTTATATTTTTTATAAATACTTATAATTGAATAAAAAAATAATCAATAAATAATTTTACGGTTTTTTTTGATTATTTTGTTTTCTATTAATTTGTTTAATATTTTAGAATTTATTAATCCTTTTCTAAAATAGTTATCAATAACGGATTGGTTTGCTTTTGTTATTGATATATTTTCTTTTAAAAATTTTTTGTTTTTTTCAATATCTGTTAAAATATTATTATAAATTTTATTAGATTTTTTTTCTCTAATAAATTCAATTAATTGTCTTTTTTTTATTTTAAAAATTTTCATCGTTATTTAAATCATAATCTCGTTTAAACTTAATTCATTGGTTAAATAATCTTTTTTTGCTTGTGATAATTTTGACAAATAACCATTATTTCTTAATATTTTAAAAACCAAATTTTCTGTTGAAAATTCACCAAAATTATTAAGACCAATTTCTCTATAATTTTTTATTTTATTTTTTAAATTATTGTAATTCTTTAAAAAATTTTTTGAATTAATATTATCAACCAAATCGTTTATGTTATTAATCAAGTCATTTGTTTTCAATCTAATGTTTTCAACATCAACAAAAATAATTTTTTTTGTTGGTTTCACAATCCATTTATTTTTTAATAATGAATATACACCAGACGAATGATGTTTTTGGGAACTATCCTGAAAATACATTTCAACATCACGATTTTTTATTTTAATAGAATAAGTATTAGACCATAATATTTTTTTTAGGTTAAAAAATTCACCAACAAAATCAATGTTTTCTGATATTTGCTTAAAATCTAAAATTATATGTACATCTAAATCAGAATTATCGGTATAATTATAATTTGCCATACTACCAGTTAAAGTAATATCATTAAATTTAATATTTTCAATACCAGAAAACTCAATAAATCTTTTAGCATTTAATAATAACAATTCTCTAATATTTGAAAATAATTGATTTTCATTTTTCCAAATTTCTGATGAAAGATTATCATGGGTTTTTATAGCAGACATATTAATATCATCTTCACTTATAATATTTTCAATTAAATTTGAAAATTCATCATCGTTTTTAAAAAAAATACTCATTTAACAAAAAATTTCAATAAATTATTTTCATTTATCACAACAACAATTTTTTATAAATACTACTGACCTTTAAAGACTATTAGTATTTATATAAAAAAATTATTGTTATGAATTTAAATTGTTTGAAAAATATAATAACTGACAAACTATCGATTAATTTTGATATTTCAAATATAAATTCTTGGGATTTAAACACAGGTTTGACAATAACAAGTTTAAACAAATGGTTTGATGCAAAATCTACTGATATAGAAATAAATGATTTTGGATTAACTGGTTTTGATTTTGGTTTATCTAATAATATGTTAAATTCTTTAAACATAAAATCAAATGATGTTTATTTAAAATTAAAAAGGATTGGATTTAATGAGGTTTTAAATCCTGATAATAATAATTATAGTGGAATTACAGCAACAACAAAATATGATTCACATAAAATTAATCCAATTACTACTGGAAATACAGGTAATTATTTTATGTTAAACGGTGGTTATTTACATGGTTTTTTTAAATTATTTGGGTATGATTTTGAATTATTTCCATCAAGATATAATAATGGTATTACTATAGAAACAATACTTTATTTAACACCAAAATCATATGGAATTTTTTATACAATGGGTGTTCGTTCTGAAGATAAATATAATCCACATTATCATGGTGAGTTTTATAGTGGTGAAACTATTAATGGTATTACAACATCATATGATAATTATTTAGAATCTTATTTCGAATATAAATCAAAAAAAACACAAATAAGGTTACCAGAAGATGCATATGATTATAAGCATAGTAAAATAGAACAAATTGAAAATTTGAAAAATAATATTATTGCGTTTGGTTTAAATGAAAACAAAAATCTCTATTATAAATATATTGATTCAAATGGTTTAATAAAAACAAATTTATCCAATAAACCATTAACAAATACGGGTTTTACATTAATTTCAATTACATATAAACCAAATTATATTTTTGATAATAATCAACAATTAAAATGTGGAAAACAACGAATGGGAATTTTATCATTTTATGTAAATGGTCGTTTATTTTGGAAATTAAAAGAATTTCCAGAATTTTATTTTAGAGAATTAAAAAATGATAAAGAAAAACAAATTGGTATTCCATATTCAATAAGTTGGGGTGGTGGTAGTTTTGGATTAAAACATTCATGGCATTATGATTCACAAACATATAATATTTTTACTAACCAGAATGAAGAATTTTTAAAAAACAATTTTTCTATTATTGATGAATATGATAACATTAGTAATGATTTGGAAATAAATTTAAGCAATTCAGAAATTTCTATAAATTATATTAGTGGAAATAGCGAATATTATTTTTTAAAATTTAATAATCCAATTAAAATTTTGTCAAATAGAGATTATAAAATATCTTTTTTATTTAAAAATAATAATTTATTAGAGATAGATAACTATTTATCAAATTTTTTATTTAGTGAAACAACCGATATCAACATTTATGACGATATTGTTGAAAAATTAGAAGATGATTGGAATAAAAAGACAATTGTTTTTAGAACAGAAGATAATTCAAAAGAAAATTTTATTTATTGTGGTATTTTAATTAATTCGGAAATATTTAAACAAATAAACGATTTTTATATAAAAGATATTACATATACTGGTTCAGATATTTTAGTTCATGATGAAAAGAAATTAAATTTAATTATTGAAAATAATTTTAATAATTCTTTTATTGGTGGAATTCAAAAATTAAGACTTTATGATAATTGTTTAAAATCTAATGAAATTTTACATAACGCAATAATTGAATCCAAAAACAATGATAATATTATTGTGGATAAAGGTGGTAGAATAATTAGAATTTAATATACTGATAACCAATATTGGTTAAAATAAAATTTTCAAGAAATTCTTTAATAAAAAGTTCTTTGATTTTATTTGGTGCTTCATGAAATCCATTAAATTCAATTTCATCGCCATAATAAAATAATCTAACGTCAATATCTAACCAATTAATGTTTGTAATATATTTTGTATAATCTGGTGGCGTATAATAATTTCCTTTTGAAGAATCGTCATATAGATTAACATTAATTTTATCACCAGTAAAATCTAGCGTGAGATTTATTGGCTTTTCGTTGCTGTCATAATTATATTCAAGATTAATAAAATATATAAAAGAAAAATCATAAAAATTATCATATGAATTTTCAGTAAAACTACTATCCTCAAGATTAAATTTTAAATTATTTTTTCTGTTAAGAATGTCTGAAATTAATTGTTTTTGAAAATCAATATTTTTTATTTTATTTAAAATATTATTCGTTTTTTCTGTTTCACCAATTCCCAAAAAATCAAAATCACTAATTGTTTCATTAATAATTCTTATGAAATCTTTTCGTAACATTTTAATTTATTTTTTTTTATAAATACTTATCAAACATCAAACTATTTATAATAAAATACAATATAATATAAAAAAATGACTATCAATAAAAAAAGAATGTTTGAAATTAATGATTTTTTGAATTCTAATTCAAGCAAAACCAATGATTTTAAATTAGGTGATGTAAAATTCATTAATAATTTAAAAACACCAGCACTTTTAAAAGCACAATCAAGAATAAATACACAAGAAGAATTTAAACAAGCATTTGAAGATTGGTTTGGTAATTTAGGTGTTGCTAATGAATTTAAAGATAATTTTAATTCTACAACAGCAATTAATCATATAAGAGAAATTTTTAAAAATTTTGGAATAAAACCATAAATTTTTGTATTTATATTTTTAAACTATATATTTGTAAAAAATTTTTTATGATATTAAATGTAAATATACAACAACCCAATTCAAATCAACATCCAAATATATTTAGATGGTGAGGTTTGTTGTATTATTTATATTTGAAAAAATAAATTAAACCCCACCAAAAAAAGTGGGGTTTTTTTGTAACATTTTATTTAGAATAACGTAAAAATAAAAAATAGGGTAGTTGGGGAGTCAGGTCACCCCGCCACATTTGGGATGTGGAGAACTCGTGAGTTCGAATCTCACCTACCCTACTGTGTTAGTGGACTATTGGCTGTCCGTTCAGATTGTGGCTCTGAGTGATGGGGGTTCGATTCCCCTCTAACACCAAAATTGCTCTATGGTGTAATGGTAACACGTCAGAATTTGACTCTGAAGATTTAGGTTCGATTCCTTATAGAGCAACAAAATTATAATCTAAATGAATTCGGGTGAAAAGTAGTAAGTTGGTTAAATTCCAAGTTCAATTAAAATTATGAGAAATCTAGTAAGGTGGTTCGAATCCATTATATTTGGATTATAATTTTTAACTAGGTGTTCCGCAGATGGCTATACGGACATGCATTGGAAGCATGTTTTCGGGAGTTCGAATCTCTCCACCTAGACTAATTTTTTTATTATGAAGTATAATTTATATTTAGATGATTTTAGAAATCCAAGTGATTCTGCATATTATTTAAAAAATAATATCTATTTGAAATTGGAATGGGTTGTAGTTAGAAATTATAATGAATTTGTAAAATGTATTGAAAAAAATGGAATTCCTGAAATTATTTCATTTGACCATGATTTAGCAGATATTCATTATGATTATCAAACAGATTTATTTTCAGAAAAAACTGGTTATGATTGTGCTAAATGGTTTATTGATTATATTATTGATAATAATTTACAATTACCAAAAAAAATATTAATCCATTCAATGAATCTAGTTGGAAGTAAAAATATTAAATCTTTATTTGATAGTTATATTAAATCATTAGAAAATTAATAAACTATTTATATTAAAATTTTTAATTGCTATAATGAATTGTTTTAATATAATTACAGAAGAAATTATTGATTTTTTTGTTAATGAAACATATAATTCAATAAATGAATTAAAAAAATTATCAAATGATATTGTTTTAAAAATAGCAAAAAATAATATTGATAATTTTAAAAATATAAAAAAACCATTTAAAATAGAAGGAATTTTATTAAGTGAAATTAATCCTTCAAACTATGTTGAATTATATAATTTTATTACAAAATTTGAATTATTCATACAAATAAAACCAACCGATAAATCAAAAAAAGATAAAGGTGCTTATTTTAGAATAGTTCCGTCAAATAAAAATGCATTGAAAAAGATTGAAATTTATGTTAATGAAAATGATATTCAAGAAATATTTAATGAATTGAATAATACTACAAAAGAAATTAATCATAAAGATTTATATTTTCATCTATTTCATCTTATATATAAAACATTATTACATGAATTACAACATGCATTTGATGATTTTAGAAGTGATACTAAAATATTTCAAACAAAAAAAACAATTAAATATCACGATGATATTGATAAAATAAAAGATAATGTAAAAAATATAATAACAAAAGATTCTATTTTATTCAGTAGATATTTAAACCTTCAACATGAAGTTTGGGCTAGATTCATTCAAGCAATAAATGATATTGAATTTGTTGACCTTATAATAGATGATGAATTGAGAGATATATTAGTAAAATTAAAACCATTAGAAATTGTTGTAAAAAAATTCATTTCAAACTATTATGGATTTAGACCATTAAATAATAAAATAAAAAAGAAATTAATTAATAAAGTTGTACAATTTTGGCATTATGAAAAAGAAAAATTCAATAATAATGAATATGTTTCTTATGATGAATATAAACGTCAAAATAAATTAGAAAAAATATTTTAGTTTTTTTTTTGTAGTTTATGTAACATTTTATATCTTTGTATCGTATTTATTGAAAATATAACAAATAATTATCATGAAAAATTTACTCGACATACTATCATTAAATTTAGAAAGTGTTCTATTATGGGCGGTTAACGAAGATGATTTGTTAATTGATGTCGGGTTATATTAAAAATTTAATATATAAAAATGAAAAAACCCCGACAATGAAGTTGGGGTTTTTTGTTCTTTGAATGTTTGTAAATTTTTTATTGGGTCTTTGTAGTGTAATGGTTAGCATACCACACTGTCGATGTGGTGGCGGGGTTCGAATCCCACAAAGACCGCAAATATGTTCCCATCTTCTAAGGGTTAGGATATCACCCCTTCAAGGTGAAGATATGGGTTCAAATCCCATTGGGAATACAAACATAGGAAATTGGTGTAATGGTAGCGCATTTGGCTTACATCCAAAAAGAAATGGTTCGATTCCATTATTTCCTACAATAAAAAAAACCTCTTGTGGTGAAACTGGAATACACGGTAGTCTTAGGAACTACTGCGAAGTAATAGTAGCATGTCGGTTCGAATCCGACCAAGAGGACTGAATAAATGGGGGTGCATGTACCAAGGCTGGCGAGAAACACTTGCAATGTTTCTGTGGTGGGTTCGTTTCCCATCATCTCCACAAAAATTATTACTATTTATTATAAAAAAAGAAATGGAATATTTAAAATATTTTTGGGGTTTTATGTTATTTGTTTTTATATCATATATTTCATTTGTTTGGATTAAATATGGTATACAACGTAGCATTTCTGATAGTTACTACAAATTATCAAAAAAATTACAACCATTATTTGTCTTTTTTTGTTGGGGATTTGCATTTCCTGCAATAGTAATAGGTGTTACATTAACTGATAATTTTTTAATGTTTTTAGCGGGTACGGGTATTTGTTTCGTTGGTGCAGCAGCAGCATTTAAAGAAAATTTAACAAAAATTGTTCATATGATTGGTGCTTATGGTGGTGTGTTCTTTAGTCAATTATCAATTGCGTTAGATTTTAAAATGTTTTATGTTAATATTATTTTCATTACTATTGCAATAATATTTGAGATTTTATCCTATATGAAAAAAATGAATAATAAAATTTGGTGGCAAGAAATTTTAGCATTTTTATCAATAGTCTTTGTTTTTTATTGTAATTTATTTTAAACAAAATACGTCTTTGGTGTAATGGTAGCATAAATCTCTCCAAAAGATTTGGTACTTGTTCGAATCGAGTAAGGCGTGCAAAAAAAAATAAAAAATTTGTAACATTTTTTGGTTATTTACGTAAAAAGATATATATTTGAAAGGTTCTTTGAATTAATAGTATATGGGGCATACAGGTTTTGATTATAAATTTGAGTAATGTGTAAGCAAGTAGTGATTGAATTCTCACTAAAATAAGGTTCAAAACAATAAATGCAGAAGACTTAATGTCATTTCCAACTTCCATTACAATGGGAAGAAACACAATTGTAGAGAATATTGAACTCGCAATTGCTGGTTAGGAAGCAGTAAATCAATAAAATCAATCAACTCATTCAAAGTTTGTCTATTCTTAAGAAATGTAAGATTGTAAAATTAGAATGTAAAAAATAGTCTATTTGTTGGTAAAAAAAACCAAATAAACTTGTAGAAAGCACAAAATTCTTTTATAAGACTTGGGTTCGATTCCCAAATGCTCCACTAAATATTTAAAAAATAAAAAAAGATGTCAGATTTTGAAAACTATAAAATAGATTTTGAAAACAATAAAATTCAAGAATTTATAAAAGAAATGAGAAAAAACGATGGAATTTTAGAAAATCGTTTTTTTAAATTTGAAAAATATCTTGAAAATAATAGTTTTGATGATTTAATGCTTCGAATTATTGAAGAACACAATGATAATTGGATTAATAATTGTTATTTGAAAAATTGTAAACCATATCCTAATAACAAACTATCATTTATTTTAGAATATGTTGAAAGAAAAGGTGAAAAAGTGATTGTTAATGAAATTAAATCAAATTTTGTAAATGAAATTTTTGAATTTAAAGGATATTATTTTCAATATATTTATGGTCAAGGTGTTTTAATAAAAATATATTTAAAAAAGAATTTAAAATTATTGTTATCTTTATAGATATGGCGAAGTGACGTAATTGGTAGCCGTGTTGGACTTAAAATCCAATGGTCAGTAATAGACCGTGTGGGTTCGAATCCCACCTTCGCTACTTGGGTTCATCTTTCATTCGAAAGAAGGAAATAAAAAAAACGCAAACCAAAATGTTTAGCGTTTTTTTTTATTATTTATTATAAAATTTTTATGTTTGTGGAATTATTAGATTTAAAATATGGTGATGTAATAATGTTTTTATCATCAGATAAAACCAATCCAACGTTGGTTATAAAAATATTTAGTATTGATGAAAACAAAATTATTGACTTTAATTCTAAGGAATATTTAACTATGGAAATAAAAGATAAGTATAATAAAGCATATATTTTAAACAGATGTAATGATGAATCAAAAGAATAATATAAAAACAACCACAAATCGTAGTGAATTTAATAGAAAATACAAAAAATTTTTAGCAGATAGTGGTAAAATTAAATGTCGTTATTGTAAATATAATCAGGGTGAAAATAATAAAAATAAGTGGTATGGTGGAATAATAAAAAATATATTAGATTTATCTAACATAAAATATCCAAATTGGAAATTGGTTTCTAAAAATCGTAAACAATGGATGAATAAAAAAACAAAATTTATTTTTAATAGAACAAAATTTGGTGATTTTTATTATGAAATAAAATTCAATAAAAAATATTTTTAAAAAATAATATAACAAACATTGGTTTTAAAATCAAATTCTAATTCTTGGATATAAATCGAATCATTAATTTTAAAATTATTATCTTCATTAATATGAAATTTCCAATCAATATCACTAATATTTTTTTTGTTTTCTTGTTCTAATTCATCTGTTTGTCTGTTGTAATATTCAAGCAAATAATAACCATTAATGTTTTTTATATCTATTCCAATATTTTCAATACCCATTCTATTAATCCAAAAATTAATACCCCAATTTATATTTATGTCATATTCATTAATATAAACATCAAAATCGGAAGTAAAACTACTATAATTATAAAATGAACATTTTGGTATTTTTTGGGTAAAATTAAATCTATCATCTGATATTTCTAAACCTTCGTTTAAAAAATTTAAAATTTCACAATTGATTAATTTTTTAAATTTCATAAATTCATATTTTTATAATAAATAGTTTGATTTTTATTGAAAATAAAATATCTTTGTTATTTAAATTTTTATAAAAAATGCAAGAATATACATCAAAAAATTCTTCTATTAAACAAATACCATTTGGTTTTAAAATAGTTGATAAATATTTTGGTTGGAAACCAAATTCAATCAATTTAGACATTGGTGGTGGTAAATATGACTTATTTACAAATAAATTAAAAGAAAAAAGAGTAACAAATTTAATTTATGACCCATTTAATAGAACAAAAGATTTTAATGAAAATTCATTAAATTATGCAACAAAATTTGGTGTTGATACTGTTACTATATTTAATGTTTTAAATGTAATTAAAGAATATGATATTCAAATAAGTATAATAAAATTAGGTTTTGATGTTTTAAAAAATAATGGAATGATTTTTATTCGTTCAACATATAAAAACCCTAAAGGATATTCAACCGAAACAAAACCAGATGTCTTTCAACATTATTTAACAATGAATGATTATTTAAATATAACAAAAACAATATTTCCCAACGCAATTTTAAAATACGGAATTATATATGGAATTAAATAAAAATACTAATATTTTTGTTAATAAAAAATATTGGAAAAACATGAATGATAATGAAATTGAAAATTTTGTTAATGAAATTTTTATATATTATAGAAAAAATGGTTTTCCATATTATTCAACAACTGATGAATATAGAAAATCGGAATTTTCAAAGTTAATAAATTTTAATTATGAAAATTTATGGTATGAAGACATTATTGGACAATCAATGCATGGTTTGGGACTGGCATGGTCATATTTTCCACATTCTTTTAATGTAAAATGTAATAATAAGATAACACCATATGAAGCATTTTTTGATGATAAAATTTTTAAAGATGTTATTCGTAAAAGATTAAAAATTGGTACTTATATTTCAGATTCTGGAATCAGAAAAATGTTAAAAATTCATACTGGTGTTCAAGGTGTGTCTAATTTTAGACCAACTGCTGCTGCATGTATATATAAAAAATATGGAAATGGTGGTACTGTTTGGGATATGTCAAGTGGGTGGGGTGGTCGTTTACTTGGTGCAATAATTAGTAATAATGTTAGTAAATACATTGGAACAGAACCATCAAAAAAAACATATGATGGATTATTTGAATTAGCAAAAGATTTTAGTGGTAATATGAAATATGAATTAAATTTATGTGGTAGTGAAGAATATATTCCACATAAAAATAGTTTAGATTTATGTTTTACATCACCACCATATTTTAATTTAGAAAAATATTCAAACGAACATACTCAAAGTTATTTAAAATACCCATTATTAGATGATTGGATTGAAAATTTTTTAAAAAAAACAATAATAAATTGTTATCATGGATTGAAAAAAAATGGTTTTTTAATCATCAATATTTCAGATAATCCCAAAAATAATTTAAATCTTGAATTGAATACAATACAAATTGCAAATTTTATTGGTTTTAAACATATTGAAACAATAAAATTAACATTATCTAATGTTAATTTACGTAATAAAAATAGTAAATATAAATATGAACCAATATTTGTTTTTAAAAAAAATTGATTTTTTTGTAACAAAGTTTTAATATTTTCGTATTAAAAAAATAAAAAAGGAAATGGATTATTTAAAAAAAATAGATTGGAATGTTTTAAATAATTATATTAATGATGGTTTAATTACAAAAAACAAGCATCCTGAATATGACATTTGGGTATTAAATTATTCACCAAAAACTCAAGCAAAAGGTTTGTGGGATTTATATACATTATCGTGTAGAGGACTAATTATTGATATTGATGGTAATATATTGGCAAGACCATTTCAAAAATTTAAAAATATTGAAGAACATGATGAATCAGAATTTGATTTAACACAAGATTTTGATATTTTTGAAAAATTAGATGGTTCTTTAATCATATTATTTTATTATAAATCACAAATGAAATGGATTGTTGCATCAAGAGGTTCTTTTATTTCTGAACAGTCAATTGAAGCAAAAAAAATGTTATATAAAGATTTAAATTTATTTAAAAAACTTAATAAAAAATGTACTTATTTGTTTGAAATCATATATAAAAAAAATCGTATTGTTGTTGATTATGGTGATATGTATGATTTAATATTGTTGTCAAGAATTGAAACCAATACAAATTTTGAATTGTTTTATGATGACTTAGTTGATAAATATTCTAAAATATTTACTATTGTAAATAAAATAAATATTAAAATTAATAATATATATGAATTAAAACAATTAAATGAAAAAAATAAAGAAGGGTTTGTTGTTAGATTTTTTAATGGATTTAGAGTAAAAATAAAATTTGAAGAATACGTTAGATTACATGGTATTTTAACTAATGTTTCCAATATAATAATATGGGAACATTTAAAAAATAATTATGATTTTAATAAAATCTTTGATAAAATACCAGACGAATTTTATAATTGGATTGTAAAAACAAAAAAAGAAATAATTTCTGAATATAATGAAATCGAAAGAAACGCATTAAAAGAATTTATAAAAATATTTCATATTAATAATATTAAAGAACGTAAATCATTTGCTTTAGAATCTTTAAAAACAAACTATTCTTCAATATTATTTAAATTGTATGATAAAAAAGAATATAATTATATTATTTGGGATATGATTAAACCAAAATATTCAAAACCGTTTAATAATAATGATAATATTAATGATTTGAATTTATTGTAGTTATATTTTAAACATTGAACACGTTTTAAAAAAAGAGAAATATGTTTGATATAGAAAATAGAAAATTAACGAATGAAGATATTAATGGTTTATTAATTGATACCGAAAAAACAATAAATTTTTTAATTTATAGTTTAATTCATAAACCAACATTTAATGATGATGGATTTAAAGCAATTGTAAACATATTTAAATCAATGATTATAAATAATGCACTAAAAAACAATAAATTAATAATTAAAAACAAAGACGAATTTCTTGAAAATATTAAAACTGAAATTAATAAAATTGTAAAAATATATACTAATATTGAATTATAATAAAATGGAAGAACTGACAAATGATATTATAAATCAATTTTTAATTCAAATTGAAAATGAAATTAATAATTTTGAAAAAAATAATGGATTTGAATTAGAGTTTAATGAAAATTCTATTTATGCAATAACGTCATTATTTACAATGGCAATTGTAGATAAATTACAAAAACTACAAAAAGAAGAAAAACTTTCAATGGAAGATACTATAAATATGGCATCATCAGTTGGTGGTGAAATAAATAAGATTATGAAAAAATATGTTAACATTGAAAATATTAACGATAATACTAATGAAAAATAAATAAAATGGATGGTATAATAAATAAAAAATTTGAAAAGATTTATGAATTATTAATAGATATGGAAAACAATTTTGTTGAAAACATTGAAGCAGAATTTAATAAAACTATAAAAATATATACAAATATTAAATTATAACATCATGGAAAATTTAATAAATAAAACGTTAAATCAAAATTTAATTCAAATTGAAAATGAAATCAATAATTTAAAAAATAATAATAAATTTAAATTGTATTTTAATGATGATTGTGTAATTTCCATAATATCTTTATTTACAATTGCACTTATTGATAAAATACAAGAATTACAAGAAAATGAAAATCTTTCCATTGAAGATACAAAAAATATGGTCTTATCTATATCTATGGGTGAAAAAATAAAAGATATTATAAAAAAATATTTTTATAATATAAACATTAATAATTAAATAAAAAATGATTGGTAAATTATTAAATTCACAATTAATTGAAATTGAGAATCAAATTTGGGATTTTGAATCCAAAAATGGTGGAAAACCAGAATATTCAATGGAAGGTTTTAGGGCAATTATTAAAATATTTAGTTCTGGTATTCTTGATAAAATGTGGGAATTCCAAGAAAATAAAAACATGAATTTAATTGAAAAAAGAAAAATGATTCTTAATTTTTCTAATGAATTGAATGATATAATAAAAAAATATACTGATATTGAAACAAAAAAATTGTATGAAAAATTTTAATATTTTTGTAACAAATTTTTGTTTTATTCGTATTTATAACTACATTTGTAAAATTATGATTAGAAATAACAAATATTACCACAGCATTAAATTCTATAAGAAGATTCTTATGGTAATGGGAATTCTATGTTGATATTTGTTAAATATTTTAAAAAATATTAAAACCCGATTCCCAATAAATGAATCGGGTTTTTTTGTGTTCGTAACTCAATTGGTAGAGTACCACACTTTTAATGTGGGAGTTATGGGTTCAAATCCCATCGGACACACTTGGATGTCTAACGGCAGCAGACTGTAAATCTGCCCCACTTGAAAAAATTGTCGTATTGGTGTAGTGGTAGGGGGGTTCAAATCCCTCGGCATCCACAAATTTTTATTTTATTTTTTTGATTTTTTATTTATTATTATTATTTTTGTCTAAAAATAACAACTATTAATAATAAAGTTAATTATGGCAAAAAAGAAAAAAACAATCAAAAAAACAATTATTAAAGAAATAATTGAAACCAACGAAAAAACTCATATTATTTCTATTTTAGATAGAAGTGGTTCAATGGCGAATATTATTTCAGATAGTATTGGTGGATTTAATACTTTTTTAAAACAACAAAAAGAATTACCTGATGATGCAACAATAACAATTGTATTATTTGATGATGAATATGAAGTTTTATATAGTAATGTTAATATTAAAAATGTTGATTTACTTACTGATAAAATTTGGACACCACGTGGTACTACAGCATTATATGATGCAATTGGTAAAACTATTAATAGTGAAAAAATAAAACTTAATAAATTAAAAGATGAAGCACCAGATAAAGTTTTGGTTTGTATTGTTACTGATGGAATGGAAAATGCTAGTCGGGAATTTAGATTGGATGATATAAAAAAAATGATTAAAGATTGTGAAAATGATAATTGGAATTTTATTTATTTAGCAGCAAATCAAGATGCATTTAGTGTAGGACGTTCATTTGGTATTAGTGGTGGAAACACATTTACATATACAGCCGACATTGATGGTGTTAAAAATGTCATGGATTTATTGGGTCAGACTACTTCGTTATATAGAAGTATGAGTAGTACATCAACATCATTTCAAGCAGATTCGAAAAATTTGATAACTAATGATTTTGAAGAATCGGATGAAAATGATGAATAATTTTTTTTAAAGAAAGAAAAGTGGGCATTTATTTGCCCTTTTTTTTTTCTAAAAATTTAAAAATCAAGAAATAAATTTTTATTTTTATTTTGTTGGGATACATTTCTAAAGTCTTCTATTTATTGATAGAATAGAAAAATTAATAAAGAAAAAAAACGTAAAATTTTAAAAATTATGAACGAAAAATTTGAAAAAAAATTTACTAAAGATGAAATTAAAAAAGCAACTTTGGAATATTTTAATGGTGATGAACTTGCAACTGATGTTTGGATGAAAAAATATTGTTTAAAAGACAATGATGATTTTTTTGAACTTACACCTGATGATATGCATAAAAGAATCGCAAAAGAATTATCAAGAATAGAAAAAAAATATCCCAACCCTATTAACGAAAATGATATTTATGATAGTTTAAAAAATTTTAAAAGAATAGTACCACAAGGTTCACCTATGTCTGGAATCGGTAATGATTTTCAAATATTATCATTATCTAACTGTTTTGTTATTGGAAACGAAAAAGATTCAGATAGTTATGGTGGAATTTTAAAATTAGACCAAGAAATAGTTCAATTACAAAAAAGAAGGGGTGGTGTTGGATTAGATTTGTCTTTTATAAGACCAGTTGGTAGTCCTGTAAAAAATAGTGCAATAACAAGTACGGGTGTTGTACCCTTTATGGAAAGATTTTCTAACACAACAAAAGAAGTTGCACAAGATGGAAGAAGGGGTGCTTTAATGGAAAGTATTTCAATTAAACATCCAGATTCTGAAGATTTTATTGATGCTAAATTAAATTTAAACAAAGTTACAGGTTCTAACATTTCCGTAAAAATTGATGATGATTTTATGGAATCAATGATAAACAATTCATATTACATACAATCTTTTCCAATATCTATTAAAACAAAAAATATAACAGAACTTGATATTGAAAATATTGAATATGATAAAATATATAAAATATCAGAAGGTTATATAAAAAAAATTAATCCACAAAAACTTTGGAATAAAATAATACATAATGCTTGGAAATCAGCAGAACCAGGTATTTTATTTTGGGATAAAATTATCGATGAAAGTATTCCAGATTGTTATGTTTCAGATGGTTTTAAAACAATTAGTACAAATCCATGTGTTAGTGATGATACACTAATACTTACTGATAAAGGATATTTTGAAATTTCAGAACTTATCAATAAAAATGTTAATGTTTGGAATGGTGAAGAATTTTCAGAAGTAATACCAATGATTACTGGTTTAAATCATAAAATGTTAAAAATAGAATTTTCTGATGGTTCGGAATTAAAATGTACACCATATCATGGATTTTATGTTTATGATGAAAAAAATTTAGTTGTAAAAAAAGAAGCAAAAAATTTAAAAATTGGAGATAAATTAGAAATATATGATTTTCCTATAATTAATAACTTAAAAACAAGAAACAATAAAATAGAAACCAAACAATTAAGATTATATAAATTAAATAGTTTAATAGAAAATACTGGTTTCTTTGATGATACTAACAATTCAATTAAAATTAAATCTAAAGAAAAAAATTTTTTATTAGATATAAAATATTTGTTAAATACGTTGGGTGCTAATGGAATGTTAAATAAATTAGAAGATAAATATGTTTTAACAATTAATCAAAAAAATATGGTTTTATTGTGTAACATAGGATTAAAAACAAAATTTAATAAAATTTTTAATAATTTAAATAACAATGAAAATCCTAACGATTTTATTTCAATAACTTCAATTGAAAATATTGAAAATGAAGAAAAGGTATATTGTTTTAATGAAAGTAAAAGGGGACGTGGATGCTTTAATGGTATTGTAACTGCAAATTGTGGTGAGATACCTTTGTGTGCAAATGATAGTTGTAGATTATTATCACTAAATTTATTTGGATATGTTGTTAATCCATTTACTAAAAATTCCTATTTTAATTGGGATTTGTTTGAAAGTGATATAATTAAAGCACAACGTTACATGGATGATATTATTGATTTAGAAATTGAAAAAATTGATAAGATTTTAGAAAAAATAAAATCAGACCCAGAAGATGATTTTATTAAAATATATGAAACTAATTTATGGGAAAATATTAAGAAAAAAACTATATTGGGTCGTAGAACGGGTTTGGGTGTTACAGCAGAAGGTGATATGTTAGCAGCACTTAATTTAATTTATGGAACTAACGAAGCAACAAATTTTAGCGAAAAAATTCATAAATTTATTAAACTAAATGCATATAAATCATCAATAATTTTAGCAAAAGAAAGAGGTGCATTTCCAATTTATAACCATGAAAAAGAAAAAGATAATCCTTTTCTTAAAAGAATTATGGAAGAAGATTCTGTTTTATATTCTGATATGCTAAAATATGGTAGAAGAAATATTGCCTTATTAACAATAGCACCTACTGGTTCAGTGTCAATTATGACACAAACAACATCGGGAATTGAACCAGTATTTAACACTGTATATATGCGTAGAAGAAAAATTAATCCACAAGAAAAAAACTCCAAAATCGATTTTGTGGATGATGAAGGTGTTGCATGGGTTGAATACCCAGTATTTCACCATAATTTTGAATTATGGTTGAAAACAAATGGATATGATGTTGAATTAATTAAATCAATGACAATAACTGAAATTAATGAAATAATAAAAAAATCACCATATTATAAAGCAACTTCTAATGATGTTGATTGGTTAGAAAAGGTTAAAATGCAAGGTGCAATACAAAAACATGTTGACCATAGTATTTCTGTAACAGTTAATTTACCAGAACATATATCAGAAGATATTGTTTCAAAAGTATATGAAACAGGTTGGAAATCTGGTTGTAAGGGAATTACTGTATATCGTGATGGAAGTCGTAGTGGTGTTTTAGTTAATATTGATAATAAAAATACGTTTAAAGAAAATCATGCACCAAAAAGACCAAAAAGATTAAAGGGTGAAATTCATAGATTTCAAAATAATCTCGAAAAATGGATTGCTGTTGTTGGATTAAAAAACGATAGACCTTATGAAATTTTTACTGGTAAGTTACAAAATGGTTTAAGTTATTTACCAAATAATATTAAAGAATGTGAAGTTGTAAAAAATATTTTTGAAATTGAAGAAGATGGTAAATTAGTAAAGAAAAAAAGATATGATATTGAATATTTTGATAATGATGGTAATAAATTAGTACACACAGGACTAAATCATGCTTTTAATCCTGAATTTTGGAACTATGCTAAATTTATTTCGGGCGTTTTAAGACACGGTATGCCAATTGTATATGTTTATGAATTAATAGATTCACTAAATTTTAAAGAAAACCATATTAATACGTGGAAGAATGGTGTTGGTCGTGTTATAAAAAAATATATAAAAGATGGTGAAAAAGGTAAAGGTTGTTGTCCTAATTGTGGTAGTTGTGATGGTTTACATTATGTTGAGGGTTGTTTAGTTTGTAAAAGTTGTGGTAATTCAAAATGTGGATAAGTTAGTATTTATAACAAATAAAATATTTATATATTTAATAAAAATATGAAAAGATACGATAAAGAAAAATTATTTGAAATGATGCATAAGGTGGCTGGAATGTCATTTAATGAAAATTTAAAGAAATCTAAAAAATATAAATATTTGATTATTACATATAGTGGTGAAGATATTGTCAATAAAAAAATTGTGTTTTTGGATAAACCATACTTACAAACATATGATAATGATGTTCCAATGACATTAGGTTCAAATCAAGCGTTAATTTATATTGGTGATAATGATAATGATGACCCAACAAAATCATAGTTTAGAAAAAAAATGGGGTGGTGTTTAATATTTATAATATTATTATAAATATTTGATAATTTTGTAACATTTTATATCTTTGCATCGTATTTAGAAAAAATAGTAATTATAATTTAAAATAAAAATAACTATGAAAACGATATTAAAAAATAATTTAACTTCCTTTTCGACTAATAATCGAAATAATATCACAATATCAATTTTTTGTGGTAGTGGAAGAAATATTGTCGGGTTTATGGTTTGATTTATTTTAATATAAAGAAATGACAATAAACCCGAATCATAAAAAATTCGGGTTTTTTTGTTCTTTGAAATTTTGGGTCTTTATTTGTCAGGATACCTAAGTGGTTGAAAGGGATGGTCTGCAAAACCATTTGCAATGCACACGTGGGTTCGAATCCCACTCCTGACTCAAATTCGGCAGATAACCAGCATGTCTGATACACATGACTAAGGTAATTGGTTGAAAATATGGGTTCAAATCCCATTCTGCCGACATTTTGGAAGATAGCGTCCAATGGTGGGCAAGCGGACTTGAAATCCGTGCCATCGGTTAAACGATGAGGGTTCGATTCCTTTATCTTCCTCTAAATACTAGGTGAAATGGGTGAGTGGTTGAAACCAGCAACCTGCTAAGTTGCCGTACATATTCAATGTACCGAGAGTTCGAATCTCTCTTTCACCGCAAATATCTTAAACTGCAATTTAAGATATTTCTCACACAATACTACTATAAACAATTAAATTGTTGCAGCAATTTATTGATGTTGAGTGTGTGAATCTCTGCTTTGCATAAGATGCTACATTTTAATATTCAGTGTATTTTAATGTATTTCATATGTTTAATAACTTATTAAATAACATTATTTTCGGAGATATTATAGTGTTTGAAATAACACAAAATGAATGAGTATGAGGCTCATAGCAGAGATTATTTTGGAACGATAACACAATGGTAGTGTGCTTGGCTGAAGACCAAGAAATACAGGTTCAATTCCTGTTCGTTCCACAATTGCAGGTGTAGCATAATGGATAATGCATCTGTCTTCTAAACAGATTATTGGTGGTTCGAATCCACCCACCTGTTCTAAAATAAAGTAATTTTTTTGTAAGAAATGTTAATAATAATCATATTAAAAATAATTCAAATAATTGCAGGTGTAGCATAATGGTTAGTGCATCTGCCTTCCAAGCAGAACTTTGGTGGTTCGAATCCACTCACCTGCTCAAATTAATGACCCGTAGCGTAAATTGGTTAACGCAGTTCACTCATAATGAAAAGACTAAGGGTTCAAGTCCCTTCGGGTCAACTAAATGCACAGATGGCTGAATGGTTTAAGCACTTGACTGTTAATCAAGGTGATATAGGTTCGAATCCTATTCTGTGCGCTAATTAATAATGCCAGATTAACTCAATTGGTAGAGTGCCATACTTGTAATATGGAAGTTAAGAGTTCGAATCTCTTATCTGGCTCAAAATTTCATATTAAATAGAAACACCTGTAGCATAATGGATAATGCACCTAACTACGGATTAGGTCAATGGGGGTTCGATTCCCTTCAGGTGTTCAATTTGCAGGTATCGTATAAAGGCTTATTATGTCGGCTTGCCATGCCGAAGATGACAGTTCGAATCTGTCTATCTGCTCTAATTATGTTATTCATATACAAAAAACAATCTTATTTAAATAACTTTTTTATATTATATTTTTTTTATTTCTTAATTGTTATTATATTTGTAAAAAAAAATAACAACAAAAAATAATATATTATGATTACAGAAAATGGAAACGAATTAAAAATTTTTAATAATTTTGTTTTTGACCAATCATTACCAAAATATAAAAAGGGATTATCAAATAATTTTATTACTCTTAATGATTCTAATGTTGGTATTAGTATTGGCTTTCCAGATATTGGTGATGATATCACTATAAATAATAATAACATATATCAACTTAAAAAAACATTTAAAGAAAAAATATTACATTGGATTATAAAAAAATTAGATAAAAAAAATAAAACACAACCAAAAAAAATAATAAATGTATTTGATTTTTTTAAAGAATTTTCAAAATCGTATAAAGAATTAGTATCAATTCTCGATATTTCAACATATTATGAGGATGTTATAAAAAAAGCAAAAATTAGTGGTCAAATAGCATTAATTGAAAAACTTGAATCTAATTTAGATATTATCAAAGAAGAATCCAAATTAGTTTCTATTGGTTTAAAAAAATATGTTACTGAAAAACAAACAATATCATTATATAAAAAAGTTGGCGAAGATAAAAACTTAAAGTTAACATGGATAAAAAATTTTGGTAGAATTATTCCTGATGATATTATAAAAATAAAAAAAGATTTAGACGATAAAGAAATTTTTGATAATTATGTAATTCTTCATTATGACCCTGAAAATAATGGGGATATTTTAACTAAAAAAGAAATTGAAATAATAAAAGACCCAATTCTTTTTGGAGTTTTAAATAAAAGTAGAAAATTATATTATGTTGCTGATTGGATTGATGAATATTGTGATTTAACACTTGATGAAATGTTTACAATACTTAAAGATAAAGTTTCTAAAATTAATAATAATTCAATTAAATCATATATTGATAATATAACAATCTAATTTAAATAATAAACATTTTAATAAAATTACCTTCTGTTGAAGAAGGTGGTCTTATTGCTTTAATGTTATTAGAATTAAACGACAATAAATTAAATGAAAACGAAGAAGCATTTTTTATTTCTAGTTTTGAAGAATGTTTAAAATATTTACATAAACCAACTAAAATAAAAAGAAATAAAAATGGCATTACTTTTAAAAAAAGATGTGGTAAGAGAAACTTTTAGTGTGACAGATATTAAAGGGAATAAAATTATAGTTACATTAAAAGCAGGTGATATGTTAGAATTTAGACCCAAAGGAAAAAGATATAGATATGATGTACCATTGGCTGCTTGTTTTAATTTGGCAATGATATTTACAGCACAAGAAAAATATAATGAACGTTTGAAAAAATATGAAGAAGGTAAAAAATTAGGACGTAAAACGAAAAGACCCAAAAGACCACCAAAAATTTTCAATGAAAAATTATATCAATCGTTAAAATTAATATAATACTTCACATACTATTTATATTAATATTGGTTAATTATTAAATAATATGTGGGAATATAATAGATTTACAAAAGAAATAATTAAAATTTCTGATTTGATTGATTTTATGAATGAATTGGGTAGTAATAATTGGGAAATTATTTATTATAATGAAACAAAAGAAAAAAAAATAAATTCTCCGTATATAATAACAATTATTGCAAAAAAAATAAAATAATTTTGTAACAAAAATTAAAATTGTTCGTATTATTTATAAAAAACTAATACAATGAAAAAGAAAAACACTAAAGTTCAAATAACTGAAATTTTTAGCGCAAAAACAGGTAATGATTGGAATCGTCATTTTCTTGGTACATTAAAAAAAGAAAGAGATTCTAATGACAATTTAATAAATTATGGTAAAATTTTCGTAAAATATAAAAAACACGATGGTTTTGTTTTATCAATGGGAAAGGATGAAAAAGAACTTGGTAATTTTTTAGATGAAATGGTTTATTGGGTTTTGGATAAAAAACTACACAAATTTAAAGGTGTCTTCTTTAAAAAATATGGATTTGAATACCACATGAATTAAAAAATAAATATGGGATTTGAATTACTTAAACGTACCTATCCAATATCTAAATTTGATAGATATTGTGATGGGTATTTTTTTATTATTAACAATACAAGTGAAGAAGAAAGAATTGAATTGGATATTGATATAACTAAACTTCAAAAAATAATAAAATCTGGTGAAAAATACATATATCAAGTAGCAAAAGAAAATAAAGAATTTAAGGTAATGTGTTTGTCTTTCAGTAATTATGGAATAATAAGAAAAAAAATATTTGGTTTAGATGATGAATAATTAATTATTTTTTTGTATTTTTAATATTATTTATATATTTTTACAAAAAAAAATAAGAAACAATAATACTAAATGAAAATGTTAGAGAATTTAAACGAATTAAACAACGAAGAATTTAATAATTTATCTGATGAAGAAAAACGTAAAATAATCATTGAAAAACTAAAAAAAGATAGAAATAGATTTATCAAAATTAAGCATATTGGTAACAAAACCATTAATAATTATGGGACAAAATTTAAAAAAGAAAGAAAAAGAAAAAATGTTCAAGCACGTAAATCTAGAAAAAGAAACAGAAAATAAAATAATAAATTATAATTATTATAATGTTCCATCCAACGAACATTTTTGGACTGATTTAAATCAAATTTTAAATTATCTTAAATATAATGAAATAAGAGATAATTTTGATATTAAATATTTTATAATTGGACTTTATAATACTTTAGATTATGGTTTGGATATTATTGGCAATTTTGATGATTTTTTGACAAAAAATGAATTAAATGTCAATAAACCTTTTACTAATATAAATGAAATTATTTTATTTATATCATCATCTGATTTTAATCAGACAATATTGAAAAAAAGAATTGAAAATACAATAAACGCAGGATTTAAAATTTCAATATTAAAAAAAATAGATGCGTTAAAATATAATGAAATTGTAAAACAAGAAATAAAAAATGTTAAAGGACTAATAAATGAAATCGATAAAATTTTTGATGATATATCTGAAAATTACAACGATAATTCATATAACATATATATGATGTTAATTAATTTAATTAAAACATCAACAAACAATTTAATTAATTATTCTAATTTATTAAATTTTAAACATGAATAATATTGATTTAAATAATACGTATTGGGATAGAATAACTGGATATGTTTCTGAATTACGTATTGATGCACGGTGGATTTTACGTAATAATGATGATAATAAACCATATGGTTCACTTAGAATTGTATCACATCCTGATTTACCACCAGGTTATCTTAGAGCCTTTTTCACATATATTTCATCAATAAAAAAGAAAACGGATGAAGAAAAAATTCAAACAATTGAAGATTATATGATTACTGAAAGTGAATTAGAAATATATTCAATAGATAATTCAATTGATACAGAAACTCAAAAATTTGAAGCACCCCATAAAGAATTAGAAAAAATGTTTGGGGTTAAAATATTTTAATATTATTACTAACAAAAAAAAACATGAAAGAAAATTCTGATTTTTTAACAAATAAGGGTAATGCTATTCGTTATAATCAAAATAAATTAAGATATGATTTAGTTGAACCTAATGCTTTTAAAGATTTTGTTGAGGTATTAACTGATGGGGCAAAAAAATATTATGACCGTAATTGGGAAAAGGGATTTAGTTGGACATCTGTTTTAGCATCATTAAAAAGACATATAGCAGCATTTGAATTGGGTGAAGATTATGACCCAGAATCTGGAAGATTACATGTTGCCCATGCTGCATGTAATATACATTTTTTAAATGCATTTTATCATATTTTTCCTCAAGGTGATGATAGACCAAAAAAATTTTTAAAAATACCTAAAATTGGTTTGGATATTGATGGTGTTCTTGCCGATTTTAGTGGTGCATGGTCAAAAAAATACCCTGAAATATCAAAACATCCAAATTCTTGGTTTTCTGACAGAAAAATGATTGAAAGATTTAATGAAATGAAAAAAAATAACGAATTGGATGATTTTTATTTAAATATTGAACCATTAATACTACCAAATGAACTTTTGTTTGAACCACATTGTTATATTACATCAAGACCTGTTGATAATAAAATTACTGAAAAATGGTTAGATAAATATAAATTTCCAGCAAAACCCGTTTATACTGTTGATGTTAGAATAAGTAAAGTTGAAATAGCAAAATCATCTGGTGTTGAAATTTTTATAGATGATTCATACGATAATTTTGTAGATTTAAATAATAATGGTATTTTTACATACTTATTTACTGGTTCATGGAATATTAAATATGATGTTGGTCATATGAGAATTAATTCATTGAACGAATTACCATTCTTTAAAAAATAAAAAAAATATTAACTGTTTTTTATTTATTAATTTATTCAAAAACTATTTATAGTTATTAATAATAGTGGTATGGGTAATATAATAGAAGATATTTTTGAGGACGTTGATATTAAACCAAAAAAATCTAAAGTTGTTATAAAATGGATTATTAGAATTTCTATTTTTTTAATAACAACAGCATTTATTGTTGGTAAACTTACTATTAAACATCAAAATAGATTGAATATAATTGAAAAAAAAATAGAAAACAATAAATTTGAAATTGAAAACAATAAGAAAGAAATAATAAAAACAAACGAAAAAATGGAATGTAATTTTGATAAATTAAATAATAAATATGATAAATTAAATAATAGATTCGATAATTTTTTAATTTTTCAAAATTATGAAAACAAAAAAAAATAAAAAATATGAAAATATGTCCCGAACAATATACAAAATTAAATTTTATTGAACTATTAAAAAATTCCAATGTTGATGAAATAATTATAAAAAAAATGAATAAATTACCAGAAACAATTAATGTTAATGGTAATGAATTTAATATATATATTAATGTCACAAAATATGGTATTGAAAACCCAAAATTTAATTATGAATTAAATTATTATTCAGAAGATATAATTGAATTTCTTTTCTATTCAAAAGTTTTTAATGATATTGAATTAAGTCTTAATAATTTGCTTTGTAATTTAGTGAATATTAAAGTATTAAATATTGAAGAATTAATTGATGAATAAAACAACAATTTGTGTAATTAGTGATACACATTCTAAGCATAATCAAATTAAATATTTACCCGATGCAGATGTTATAATTCATTGTGGGGATATTACAACAATGGGTTATGAACATGAAATTCGTAATTTTTTTAATTGGTATTCAAATTTATATCAATATGAATATAAAATATGTATTGCAGGAAATCATGATTGGCTATTTGAATCTAATAGAATGATTGTAAAAGAATTATTACCAGATAATATTATTTATTTAGAAGATTCTGAAATTATCATTAATGATTTAAAATTTTATGGTACACCCGTTTCGAAAATGTTTTTTAATTGGGCATTTAATCGTCATGAAAATAAATTGAAACAACATTGGTCAAATATTCCTGATGATACTGATATTCTAATAACACACGAATTACCATTTGGAATTCTTGATTATAGTAAAAAAATTAACGAAAATATTGGTTCTAAATCATTATATAAACAAGTAAGTAAAAAAATTAAACCATTAGTACATACATTTGGACATAATCATAATGGACATGGTATTTTATTTGAAAATAATATAACATATATTAATGCATCTATTTTAAACGATAACTATACAATTCAAAATAAACCAATACTTTTTGAAATTGAAAATAATAAAGTTAATATTCTTAAATATTAATAATTAAACCTGTTTTATTTACTTTCTTTCAAATAAACATTTATAAACTTCGTATTTATAAAAAAAAATAAAGGTTTTTATAAAACCATTTTATTAAATACGATTTATAATGTACGTAATTAATTCAAAAAGATTTAAAAAGAAAATATTACCAGAAATACCAAAAGGTTGTGCATTTGCAACAAAAATACATCCAAGATGGAACAAAAATAATACTTATTATGGAACAAACAATTTTAAATTGGATTTTAGACCAAGTGGTTGTTTAGCAAGAATAACAATTTTTGAATCTTCTGAGTATTAGAACTATTCATATTTAGGAAGTGAATTTGATATTTGGTTAAGAGGTACTTGGAATAATGCGAATGCACAAACACTTTGGAATAGTAATCTCTGGTTTTTTAAATGGGTTGGTAGTGGTGGTGGTGTTACTACATCATTTGCAACAAAAAATTGTGCATATTCAATTAGAGCATGTAAAACATATGAGGGTGAAGACGTTCCAGATGGAACTATATTTTCAAATGCATACACGGATGGGGATGGAAATAATTATAATGCCGTTAAAATAGGAACACAACTTTGGATAACAGAAAATTTAAAAACCACTAAATTTCAAGACGGAACACCTATTACTTTGGGTACTAGTGTTTCTGATTTTCAATATAATGATACAACACCATTATATACTTTTTATGAATATAATACCAAAGGTACTACATATAAAGATGCTTATGGTGGTTTATATAATTGGTATTGTGTTAATAATAATATTGTTAGTGGTGATAGTTGGAATGTGTGTAGTGGAAATGATTTAAATACTTTAAAAGAATATTTAATAAACACTAAATGGCGTGATGAAGTAATAACAACCAATAACATTGGAAGATATGTTAGGTCTTGTAGACAAGTTGACCATCCGTTAGACATATATTTTAAAACTACATGGAATATACCAAGTAGTGGTTATAGTTTTACATATCCCGTAGCATCATATGAAGATGGTAATTATAACTATTCAATTGATTGGGGTGATAATACAGAAGTTGAAGATTATTATGATGATACACCACCAACTCACATATATGAAAAAGCGGGTAATTATACAATCAAAGTAAGTGGTTCTTTACCTAGATTTGCCATTGCTAATGGTAGCATGAAATCACTATTGCTTGGTGTAGAAAATTGGGGCGATGTTGGATTCAAATCAATGGCATACATGTTCCAAGGTGTTACAAATAATATAGAAATACCCAATACCCTGACTGGACATAAAGATGTAACTAGTATGGAAGGTATGTTTTTTAGTGCAACTACTTTTAATGGGGATATATCTAATTGGGATGTTAGTAATATAACTAATATGAAATATATGTTTAGAAATTCATCATTCAATCAGGATATTGGTAGTTGGAATGTTAGCAAAGTAACTAACATGGATGCTATGTTTTATGGAACACCTTTTAATCAAGATATTGGTAATTGGAATGTAAGTAAAGTAACTAACATGAGTAATATGTTTTATAATGCATCTAATTTTAATCAAGATATTGGCAATTGGAATGTTGGTAATGTTACAAATATGACTTGTATGTTTATGTATTCTTATGAATTTAATCAAGACATTGGTAATTGGAATGTAAGTAAAGTAACTAACATGAGTAATATGTTTTATAATGCATCTAATTTTAATCAAGATATTGGCAATTGGAATGTTAGTAATGTAACTAATATGGCTCAAACTTTTCGTCTTGCTCAAAGTTTCAATCAAGATATTGGTAATTGGAATGTAAGTAAAGTAACTAACATGAGTAATATGTTTTATAATGCATCTAATTTTAATCAAGATATTGGCAATTGGAATGTTAGTAATGTAACTAATATGAGTTATATGTTTCGTTACGCTACTAATTTTAATCAAAATATTGGCAATTGGAATGTTGGTAATGTTACTAATATGACAGCAATGTTTTATAAAGCAAACAAATTCAATCAAGATTTATCATTTTGGTGTGTAAGTAATATTGCAACCAAACCAACAGATTTTGATGGTCTTGCAAGTTCTTGGACATTACCTAATTCACGTCCTATTTGGGGTACATGTCCTGATAAAAATGATTTTGTTACTAAATGGAAAATACCTAACAGTGAATATACATTTACATTCCCAGCAGCACAATATGAAGGTGGTGTTTATGATTATTGGATTAATTGGGGGGATGGTACTGAAATTGAACACATAACAGGAAATACAGCACCAACGCATGTATATGCATATTCTGGTAATTGTTATATTAGAGTAAGTGGTTCTTTGCCAAGATTTGCTATTGATAATGGTAGTATGAAATCATTGCTACTTGGTGTTATTACTTGGGGTAACGTTGGATTTAAATCAATGGCAAACATGTTCCGAGGTATTACCAATAATATAACCATACCCAATGAATTAACTGGTCATGAAGATGTTACTGATATGACTAATATGTTTTCTTCCGCTATTATTTTTAATCGGGATATTAGTGGTTGGGATGTTAGTAATGTTACTAATATGAGTGGTATGTTTAGTTTTACTGTTGATTTTAACCAAGATATTAGTGGTTGGGATGTTAGTAATGTAACAGGAATGTCTTATATGTTTTATGAAGCAGAAGATTTTAATCAAGATTTATATTGGTGGTGTGTAAAAAAAATATCATCAAAACCTGGTGGTTTTGATGATATTGCAACTTCTTGGATTTTACCACGACCACAATGGGGTACTTGTCCAAGTAAAAAAGATTTGTTTATTACTTCTTGGAGTTTACCAACATCACCACCATATGATAATTCAATAGCATTTCCAGTTAAATCATATTTTGGTGGAAATTACGATTATTGGATTGATTGGGGGGATGGTACAATAGAATATTTTGATGATGATACACAACCAACACATACATATAGTATTATAAACGATTATCAAATAACTATAAGAGGTAGTTTACCACATATTCGTAACTTATCTGACCCAAGATTTCTTGGTGTTGATAATTGGGGTGATATAAAATTACAAACAATGGAAGGGATGTTTGCTGAAAATATAGGAAGTAATTTTTATTTACCTAAAACATTAACAGGTCATCAGGATGTTACAGATATGAGTTATATGTTTGTAGAATGTTATGAGTTTAATCAAGATATTGGTAATTGGGATGTTAGTAATGTTACTAATATGGATGGAATGTTTGCTAAGTGTGAAAGTTTCAATCAGGATTTATCTTGGTGGTGTGTAACTAATATTTCTACAAAACCTCTTGATTTTGATTATGGTTGTATTTCTTGGATATTACCTCAACCTGATTGGGGTAATTGTCCAGAAGAAAATGTTTTTAAAACAACATGGAATATTCCAACCAATAAATTTAATTTAACTTTTCCTATAGTATCTCGTGGTAGATATGATTATTATATTAATTGGGGGGATGGTAGTCCTGATGAATATTATAATGATGATACACCACCAGAACATGGTTATCATGATTTAGGTATATATACAATTCGTGTTTGGGGTAAGTTAACTGATATTGTTGCCGATGAATATTCTCAAGGTGATTTATTACTTGGGGTTGATAATTGGGGTGATGTTGATTTTAGAACTATGAAATTTATGTTCAAAAATACGGGTGATATATATTTACCCAATAATTTAACGGGTCATGATAGGGTAGAAAGTATGGAAGGTATGTTTTTAAATTCTGAATTTAATGCTGATATTTCTAATTGGGATGTAAGTAATATAACTAATATGGATTTTATGTTTAGTGGTGCTACTAATTTCAATCAAGATTTATCTGGTTGGTGTGTAGAAAATATTACAAGAGAACCAAGGGATTTTTATAATGGTTCAATTTGGCATCCTAGTTTACAACCACAATGGGGTGAACCTTGTTAGTAAAAAAAATAATAAAAAAATATTTTTAATATGTTAAATATTATTACTATTATTAAAGAAGAAATCAATAAATTTCTTAAAGAAAGTGAAGAAGAAATTGATTATGATTTGTATTATTTATATTTTGAAACAATAAATAATATATTATCTGATTTTTTAGAACACAAAAAAATGGGCATAAAAGAACAGCCTTGGGTTGTTATACCATTTCCAAGATTAAAAAAAATATGGGAAGATTTTATGCGAAATGGTTTTGTTAGGGATATTAGAGGTTTGGAAATGATTGAAAATATTGTTCAAAACAATATAATTAAATTATATGCCAACACTGTATTATGTGGTCATACTAGTATAAATCCAGATGATGAATTTGAAGAATTTGGTTTTACTGAAGAAGACCGTGATGATTTTTATGATTATATTGATAAAATAAGTGATTATGCTTTTTCTGATTTTGGTGGTAGAAGACTTGGTTTATTAACATTACTTAAACAATTAAGAAAAGCAAAAACACCCGAAGAAAAAATAGTAATAATTGACCAAATTTTAAATGTTGCACATCAAAGGTCTGATTTAGCATCTTGGTTTATTGAAGGTGGTAGTTATTCTTTAAGCAAATTAAGTGGTGATATTTCAAATAATAATTAAAAATAAAAAAAATAAAACTTATGATTTATGTCTATTGATGAACTATTTAAAAAATTAAAAGAAGAATTTGGTTCGGAAGAATATGGTGAATTTATTTTAAATAACAATAGTATAATTTGGGAATTTGAAATAACAAATTATGACAATAATTTAGATTCAGAAAATGAAGAAATGGATGATGATTATTATTATGAAAGCAGTTCATATTCTAACGAAGATTCTTATGAAGATTTTAATGATATTAAAAAACGTATTGAATTTTTTTTAGATGATTTGAATGTATTTGAAGAATTTTCAATATTAGAACCTAAATTTATTGGTAATTATAAATTTATTTTCAAAATAATTAAAAATTAACGTAACAAAATATTATTAATTTCGTAATTAAATTTATATTTGCATATAATAATAATTATAATTTTAATAATATTTTAATGATATGGGTGGTAAAGCGTTAAACAAATTTGGTGTTTATACTGAAAGAAAAAATAGTAAAGAATTTAGAAAAATTAGAAATGAAATTCAAAATATTCTTAATACTAAACTTCAGTTAATATCAAAAAGTGTATTATTTTATAAGACCAAATCAAATCATGGTGATTTGGATTTGTTAATAAAAATTCCAAAGGGTTTTCATATTAAATGGTATGATTTCATAAAAAAAACATTCCAACCCAATGGAATTTATTCAAACGGTAATGTTTATTCTTTTGATTACGATAATTTTCAAATAGATTTTATTTTAATAAAAGAAGAATATTGGGAAATTGCTCAAATTTATTTTGCATATGACCCATTAGGAAATATTATGGGTAAAACATTTCATAAATTTGGTTTATCGTATGGATGGAAAGGACTATATTATAAATATAGAAATCATGATGGAATCAACATAAAAGATATTCTAATCACAAGAAATCCACAAAAAATTTTTGAATTTGGTGGGTATGATTTTGAAAGATTTATTGTTTCAGGTTTTGATTATCTTGAAGAAATTTTTGAATATTGTATTAATAGTAAATATTTTAGTTCGGATATTTTTCAATTTAATAATTTAAAAACAATTGATAAAAAAAGAAATAGAAAAAGAAATTCATATAAAAAGTTTTTAGAATATATTAATAATAAAAATATTAATAAATTATATTCTTTTAATAAAGATAAAAATTTTTATATTGAAATGATTAATGATTTTTTCCCTGAATCAAATTTAATTGATATTTTAAAAATTTTGGATTTAGAGTGCGAAAAAAAGAAAACCATTTCCAATAAATTTAATGGTAATATTGTAATGGAATGGTTGCCCGAATTAAAGGGTGTTGAACTTGGTAGAATTATTTCATTATTTAAAAAATCATTTATTGAATCATATGATGATTACATTTTAAAAACAGAAATTAGTAAAATAAAAGAAGATTTTTTTAAAATTTATGACAAAAATAAAAGAAAATAATAATACATTAACATTAGGAAGTAATCAACTAAATGTTGAAAATTGGAATGTTTATCATCCAAATGGTAAACATATGTTTACTTGTGGTGAAAATAGGGCTAATTGGTATTTAAAAAGAAATCTTGCAATAATTTTTGATAAAAATAAGATAAAATTAACATTTACCCCTAAAGGATATGGTTTTTCTGATAATGAAATGTTTGGTAGAACTAATAGGGAAATAAAGTGTGTTGTTTCTGGGAAAACAGAAGAACTCCAAAGACATCATATTGTTCCATATTGTTTTAGAAAGCATTTTCCCGATAAATTTAAGTCAAAAAATCATCATGATGTTGTTTTAATTAATCGTGAGATTCATAATGAATACGAAAAACATGCAGATGAATTTAAAAATAAAATAATAAATGATTTTAAATTAAAGACAATTAAAACATTTAATAATGAATATACAAAAAAACTAAAAGAAGAAACTAAAGATTCTTTTATTATTTTAAATAATATACAATCAATTCTAAAGAGAAATGTAAATATGCCAAATAATCTTAAAATAAATAAACTAAAATTAATTTCAAATAAAATAGGAATTGGTTTTGATTTTTTGGTTAAATTAAATTACATTCAATTTTTAAAACTTTATCTTCTTATAAAAAAATACCATACAGAAAAAATTAAAAATTTTAAAAAAAGAAATAAAAACAAATATGATTATGGTTTTCATGTTATAAATAAACTTAAAACAGATAGTGATATTATGAATTTTATAAAAAAATGGAGAATTCACTTTCTTGAAACTATGAAACCCAAATACATGCCAAAAGGTTGGTCTGTTGATTTTAGAATAAAAACCAAATAATTTGTTTAATTTGAATTATTGAATTAAATTTGTAATTATTTTTTTATTTTTAAATATGATAAAATATTTATATTTGTTGGGTTTTATTAAATTTAAAACTATGTATTCAAATTCTAATAAAGAATATAAAATTATTATAAATAATAAAAAAAGAAATTACTTAAATTTTTCATTACATAAAATTTTTGATACAATAAGCACTTATATTATTTATAAGAAAACAATCTTTTTTTAAGAAAAAAATAACAATTAAATATGTAAAACTATGATTAATCATTCAGCACTTTTAGATTTTGACGATATTCTTATTGTTCCTAAAACAAAAACATCAATTGAAAGTAGATATTCTGGTATTTCACTACCATCCAAATTACCATTATTCACTGCACCAATGGACACGGTTGTTGATTTAAATAACATGGAAGTTTTCGAAAAAAATAAAATTAATGTTGTTTTACCTAGAACCATAAATTATACCCAATATATAAATCATAGGGCATTTAAAACAACCTCAAACGTTTTTATTAGTATGGGTTTTGATGATTTAAATTCTTTTGAAGAAAAAGAATTTAACATACTTCCAAATAATCCATATATTCTAATTGATGTAGCAAATGGACATATGGAAAAAATAGTAAAATATGCAAAAACAATAAAAAAACAAAAACCCAATGCAATAATTATGGTTGGGAATATTGCAAATCCTGAAACATATAAATGGTATTTTGAAAGTAATTGTGTTGATTATATTCGTTTAGGAATTGGAAATGGAAATGGGTGTTTAACAACTAAACAATCTGGTATTGGATATCCAATGGCATCATTAATTCATAACACATATAAAATAAAAAAAGATTTAATGAAAAAAGAACCAAATATTAATCCACCAAAAATAGTTGCAGATGGTGGAATGAAAAATTATTCTGATATTGTTAAAGCATTAGCATTAGGTGCTGATTATGTTATGCTTGGTAGTATTTTTAATAAAGCACTTGAAAGTTGTGGTAATAATTATCTTTATAATATTAAAATAAATAAAAATACTGCAAAAAGACTTTTTCATTTAGGTTTTCCTGTAAAAAAATATTTTAGAGGAATGAGTACAAAAGAAGCACAAAAAGCAATGGGAAAATCAAACTTAAAAACATCTGAAGGTGTTGTTAGATATAGAAAAATTGAATACCTTTTAAATACTTGGGTTGAAAATTTTGAACATTATTTAAGAAATGCCATGAGTTATTCAAATGCTAAAACATTAGATGATTTTATTGGTAAAGCAGAAATATCCATAATTACAGAAAATGCATATAAAAGATTTAATAAATAAAAAAGAATAACCATGAAATTTGAAACAATTGCCGATTGGTGCAAATGGCTAGAAAAAAATTTCAGTAATGAAATTATGATACCAACATTACCTGTTATTATTAGATTAGATGGTAATAATTTTCATAATTGGACTAAAGGATTAGAAAGACCTTTTGATTTAAAATTAATTGAATTAATGACTGAAACAACCAAATTTTTAGTTCAGGAAACAAATGCCGTTGTTGGTTATACACAAAGTGATGAAATTACATTAATTTTATATTCAAACGATAAAAATTCTTTAATTTATAACGATGGTAAAAAACAAAAAATAGTTTCAAAACTTACTGCAAAATGTGTTAATTTTTTTAATGAAAAAAGAAAAGAATTATTACCAAAACATAATAAAACAGCAATTTTTGATTGTAGAATTTATCAAACAGCAACATTACATGATGCTTGTATTCAATTACTTTGGCGTGAAAATGATGCGATTAGAAACAGTATTTCAATGTTAGCACAAAGTTTATTTTCACACAAAGAGTTACAAAATTTAAATACAACTGAAATTCAAAATAAAATGATGTTAGAAAAGGGTGTAAATTGGTCTAATTTAAACAGTAAGTTAAAAAGGGGTACGTATGTTAAACGAATTAAAACATCTAAACCTTTTACTAAAGAAGAATTAAAAAACTTACCACCGTTGCATCAAGCCCATAAAAATCCAGATTTGGTTATTGAACGTTCAGTTATTAAAGAAATTGAATATCCAATATTCAATACAATAAAAAATAAAATAGATGTTATTTTCTTTGATAAAGAACCATTAACTGAAATTATTCATATGGATTTATGTAAATAAAAAAATATTATGCATATAATCAAAATAAATGGAAACTATAGGATAAAAAACAGACAACATATAACAGAATTAAATCAAACAAATTTTTCTGGTTTAACAATTGTTGTTATTTTAAGAGAAAAGGATTTTTTGGATTTAAATAAAATACAAAAAAAACTTATTGGATATCGTATTGAAAAAATTTATATTCCTTTTGAATATTTTCGTTCTTATGATGAAAAAGAAATTATTAAAAATTTCTAAATATATTTTGATAAAGGAATGGTTAATATTTCATATTATTAAAAAATAATTTAATATTATAATAATTTTTTATTTATTTAAAATTTTATTATTTTTGTAAAAAAAAAATATCATGGATAAATTTATAAAATATAAAAGGGTTGAAAAAACCTTTAAAAAAGATGCGAATGAAAATGAATATAATACACAAGATTTTTTTGATGATGTTATTAAAGAAGGTTTTGAAGTAATTTATTATAGAGAAGAAGAAAAAGAAAATAATATACTGAAAATTGTTCTTTTTTTAGGAAAAAGAGGTAGATATTCAACAATACTTTAAAAATAATATTGATTTAATATTATATTAATATGAATAACAATGATATATTAAGAATTAATAATACGTATTTAGTTAAAAGATTTTCTAACATTAGTTCTGTTACAATAATAAATATAACCAATAAAGCATATAAAATTTTATGGAATGCTGATTTAAATAAAGAAAAAAATAATTTCACTTGGGAATTAATTAATGAATTTCATAGAGATTATGATATTCTTGAAAATATTTCTGATTTTATATCAGTAAACACACAAAAAGAAAATTTTTTAAATATTGAAATTGAATTAATTCCATGTCCAACATGTAATGGTAGTGGTAGTGTTTTTGATTTTACATCAACAACTGGTTCAAAAACATGTCCAAATTGTTTTGGGGAAAAAATGATTCTTAATAAAAAGAAAATATCAAAAAAAAATGATGATAATACGAATATCGATTTTCTTGATTTAAATTTAATTTGTTAACAAAATAAACTATTTATTAGTAAAAAACTAATGAATAGTAAAATAAATCCAAAAAAAATAATTAATGAAGAAATACGTTTATTGTTTGAAATTTATAATACTTGGGATAATGATGAACCGAGTATTGCCGATAAATTATATTCAAAAATTGGAATTTCACCATCAGAACCAAAAAAAATAAATATTGATGCAGAATTAATTGGATTTGTTGATAAATTGTGGGACAAACCCATAGAACCAATTCCAATATATAAAAATCCCAAAAATTTAGTTGGTTTTAATTCTAATACAAGAGGAATTTTATTAAATAATGGTGATTTATATTTAGGACAAAGCCCTAAAGCATTACACGAAAATATGTTAGAACTATTAGCCAAAAAAAATATTATTCCATTTACATCAATAAAAGATTATAATTATAACTATCCCAATGAATTTATTGCTGTGGTTAGAATTGAAAACACTAACAATTTTGGTGAATCTACTGCTTATTATTTTTTTCCTAAACATTACCTTCAAATATTTAATATTGCAAACAAAAAACAACCATATATTTTTAAAAATTGGAATGATGTACTATAATAGAAAAAGTATTTATAAAAAAAAATAATTAATGGAAAATTTTTATAGCGCACTTATTAAAAAAAATGGTGAAATTATACATAATCCATTTTCAACATCATATGATGATTTAAAATATAAATATTTGTCTGAAAAAGAAATTGAAAATAATGAATATATTAGAATTAAATATTGTCCACAAAATAAAAATGTTTTATATGATATAAATTCATACTATTTTACAATTCAAGAAACATCAATTCCTGATTGGTTTACTTCTAAATTACGTAATAAATGTATTGACGAATTAAAAAAAATCATATCCTCAATGATTGTAAATTCATATAAACCACTATTACTTAATGAAGGTGCTATTTTAATAAAAAATAGTTTTGTTAACGAAATTAAACATTCTATTGTTTTTGGTATGTATGATGATGCGAAAATAAAAACATTAGATAATAATAGTGAAATATATTATATGACCAATAATTCTAAGATTATTAATGCTAAAGATGGTGTGAAAATTCATGAAATGTATGAAAATTCAACAATTGTTACAATGTATGATACAAGTAGAGTATTAAATATGTACGATAATTCAATAATAAAAATAATGAGAAATAATTCAAGAATTGTTAGTCTTAAAGGTGGTGCAAATATTAATGAAATGTATGATAAAACAAAAGCAAATAGATTAAAACATACATCAAGAGTAAATGAAATGCATGAAAATTCAATTATTGAAGAATTATGGGATTGGAGTGTTGTCGATATTATGTTTGATAACGCCAAAATTAATAAAATGAATCATGAATCTAAAGTATTAGAAATGTACGGAAATTCAACAGTTGATAGTATGTATGGAAATTCAATTGTTGAAAGACTTTATGAAAATTCATTGGTGAAAAAACTAAACGATAAAGCACAAGTATTAATGAAAAATTTAAACTAAAATATTTTGTCTGATAGTGTATGAATAGTATTACCTAATTCTAATCCCATAAATGATATGATTAAATATCGAATTGGTATTAATTCTGTTAGAATATTAAGGTTTTTATAAAAATAAAAAAATAAAAACGGTAATATTCCAATATATATTAATCTAATGATAGTACCAATTATTATTCCATGTGTAAAAATACTTCGATGATTAAACATTAATTGATATGGAATCCAAATCATCTTAAAAACCCACCAACGATTATATGGTTTACTGTTTGTATCTAAATCACCATTAAACATAAATGATGAAAATAGATAAAATATGGATATAATACATATATCCATAAAATTTTTTAGAAAAATAAAACTAAGTAAAATTACTAAAGGTAATATAATTAACGTAATCTTATCGTGTGTTCTACCATTAGGCATCTTTTATATATTTTTTATGGTTAAACATTTAAATAATATTACGAATATTCTTTTGAATTGTTACAAAATTATTATATTTTTGAAAAAAAATAAAACGAAATTAAATATGAAAACAGAAAAAAAAGATATTTTATCTGGAACAATAAAAACACCCAAAAGAAAAAAACTTATGGGTAGATTTGATAATGATAAACCATTTCAAATATCAACAATTTTAGATGATGGTGAATTTGTTTTAAGATTAAAAGATAATAAATTTATATTTAAAAATAATGATAAATCTTTTGAAATTTATATAGAAAAATAAAAAAACCACACTTTATTTGTGTGGTTTATTATATTAAACTTATTTTTTAAAATGATAAATATTGTTGGGCATTATTTTTATTATCCCACCAATAAACTTCACCGTTTTCTTGTAATTCATTCAATTCTTCCACACCAATTATAAAAAAATGTCCTTTTGTTCCTATTGTTGCTTCAGGCATATCACCAATAAATTCAAATTCATTATCATTTATTTTTTTTATTTCTCTAGGTATAAAAGTCATTGAATATACTTCATGAGAACCATAACGCATTTTTTCACCAATAAAACTAGAAGCATTATAATAACCATTTAATGTTAAATTAGGGTCTGTATTACCATATTGAAAATCATCATCAGCGTTATCATCAGAACTATAATCATATTTACCATAATAATCACCTAAATTTTCATTCAATGGCATTCCACCCACCTTATGCATCATTTCAAATAGTTTTTGTTTAGTATTTTTTTTTATCTTTTTTCATTTTATTTACTAATTTTATTAATATAATTTTTTATTTTATCATCTAAAGCATTGTTAAATTCTTTAGTGTCTATATATTCTAAATACCCCATTTCTTCTTCAAATTTTGGATATGAATTTAAAATTTTATTTCTAATTGTTTTAATTCTATCATATTCAAATTCATTCCCCAATGTAGGATTTAAGTATTTACCAATATTTTCAATATTTTCATTATACCAATTAAACAAATCCTTTACTTCATCCAAAATATATTCATATTCATCATTTTGACGAGATAATTCATCTGCCATATCTCCTAAATGAGCAGAATCTTCAAGTTCAGATGGGTCAATGCCTAATTGTCTGGCAATTTCTTCACGATTTTCATTCATATCATAATTTTTATTTTGATAAAATTTATCAACAGCATGTTCATATTCATCAATAGCAAATTTTGGTAATGATGGATGGGCATTATCATCATTCATCCATTTCATTAATTGTTTTCTAAATACGGATAATTCATTTTCCCAAAAATTTATACCGTATTTTTCTATTATAGAATCAACACCTTTTAAATATATGTCATTATCCTTTTTTTTATTTATCAACATATTCAACAAATCATCAATTCTATTAGAATAATATTCATCATGTTGTTGATAGTTTTCATTCAATGGCATTCCACCCACCTTATGCATCATTTCAAATAACCTTTGTTTATTATTGTTCATATTTTTCATCTTCTTCTATTGATATTTTTATGTATTTAGCAATATATTCTTTTAATTGATTGATATTAATTTTAAAATCTTCTAAAATATCCAAATTATCATTATAAAAATAAAGCGGTTTCTTTTCACCTGTTTTAGCATCCGTTGGTGTTGCAGTTATAAATGCCAATTTTTCTGGAAAAAATTGTGTTGAAAAATATTTTCCTGTAATTTCTTTCATTTCTTCAACAAATTTTGCTTCTTCATCATCCATCTTTTCAATAGATTTATCACTTGGGTCACCCAAATAATATCTAAAAAAATTAACAAAATTTTCATGGACTTTAATCATATTACCATCTTCTTCAACAAAGAAATAATCTTTTGATTTATTTTTAAATCCTGTTGATATATTCTGCCTCATAACATATTTTTGACGACCAGTTTTTGGGTCAATTTCTCTATTTCCTTTATCATCAACAGCACCAAAAAATGGTAAATTACCCAAAGGTTCTTTATATTTTGAACCACTAGGACTACCAGTAATATCAGGATAAATACCCAAACCATGATATTTTGGTCTTTTAAATCTATTCAATTTACGTCTCCAATCGTCTTCGGGATAATTTTCTTCACCTTTACCAAATCCATATTTTTGCCTTAATTTAACAATTTGGTCTGTTTGACCAGAAAAATTTTTTGCCAATTCTTCTCTGTCTTGAAAATTAAATTGATATCTAGCAAATCTTACTATTTTAAGATATTTGGGATTAATATCGAAGTAAGGTTTGGGAGTATTTTTTTTAGCACCAGATTTATATAATATTTCTCCTGATTTTGTTTTTACCCAATCATCAGAATTAATAAAATCACTAATTAGTTGTACTTCAACATCAGATAAACCATAATCTTTACCACGTTCAATTAATTTTCTTGCATATTCTTCATTTTTATCTGTTGGATATATTTTTTTATTTATTTCTACAGTATTAGCATAACCAATACCAATTAATCTTCTTATACTAAAATCATTTTCCATGAATACTTTAAATAAATCACGATATACCACACGTTCTGGTGATTTACCTTCATTTAATAAAAATATGTTTTTAAATGTTGGGTCTAACTTTCCCATTATTTCAAATAACCTTTGTTTATTATTGTTTTTCATAATTAATTATTATTTTTTTTATATAAATAGTTGATTGTTTTTAAATAACAAACATATAAAATTTTATTTTTTTAAACCGAGTTTAATTCTAAAATAATCGTTTAAATTTTTAGCACCAATTTTTTTTATATCAAAAATAAGAATATTTAATAATTCTCTAATATATTTATTCGGATTACCCCTTTCATTATGAATTTCTGCTTTTGCTACATGAAAAATATCATCATAATAAAATGGAATTTCTTTTACTTTATTTTCAATTTTATTTAATATTTCAATATATTCATCATTAACATTATATTCATTAACAATTTTTTTTAATAAATTTTCAATTTTATTTTTCATATTTCCATTTTTATATATTAATATTGGTGAAATTTTAATAAAAAATTCTTTAATATAAGATACTAAACGTTTTTTTATATTTTCATCGGTATAGTATTCACTAAATTCAGATTCATATTTATCGGGTAATTCTAATAATTCGGGTGATATTGATTTTGATTTATCTTGTAATTGAAACGATTTTTCTTCTTTATAAAAATAAATTGGAATTTTTGTGTTCTTTATTATATTATTTATAACTTCCTTATTAAAATATCTTTTATTATTGAAATTTACTAAAATATGAATTTCCATTATATAATCTTTTGCATTATCAATATATGGTTTGTTTGTTATAATTCTATCTTCAAGTTCTAATGATTTTAACGCATTTATATATTCACTATCACTATAATAATCACTCCTTTTTTTTGAATAATTCCAATAATCAACTGGAATTGCTTTATATCTTTGATTTAATTTATCACCATTTAAAACTAAAACAACATTACCATGCCTATTCCCATAACCACTACTACCTTTTGCTCTTGATGTGGAAAAAAAATAAAATTTATTACCACTTTTTATTTCATCCCAACTAGACCCTAAATTACTAGATGTTACAAATTTATTCATTTCTAATATACTTATTAGATGTGATATATATGTATAATGATAAACAATTTTTGATAATCCTTCAGTTAAATAATTTTTAATTTCTTCTTTAATTATTTTAAAATAATTCATATTTTTAAATCTTATTTATTATAAATACTGAATGTTAATTATTCATTATTAATATTAAACATTAATTATCACCAACAATTGCAATAATTGGTTTTTCTAATTCTTTTTCGTTAATTGCAATTATTTTAACATTAGCACCTTTATTTAAAGCACATTCCCATTGGTCTTCACCGTACCAAATAAACGAATGAAAACCATATTCCCAATCAATATTTTTAGGATTAATATTACCTTCTAATATATAAGGTCTTCCTGTTTTCATCATACCTTTATTTGGATGTTGTTCACCGTATGCACCAACACCATTTTTTTCAAATGACCAATGTTTTCCAATATTATTAATATCCAAATCCTTCAATGAATTTAACTTTATTAAACGATATATCGTAACACTAGTTTCATTTTTTAATTCATTATACTTATCAACATATTGGTCAATTAAATCAATATATTTTTCTCTTGCATATGAAGCATATACATTATCAGGATTTTTTTTATATTCATCAAATGCTTCAGCAACTTCATCAATATTATCATACGCATATTTTATTGCAATATCAAAATTAGATAAAAAAGAATCGTTTTCATTATATTCTTTTAAAAATTCTTTAATTGTGGTTTCTATTATTTTATTAATATTCATATTTATAATATTTAATTATAAATACAAATTATATTCTATTTATAATAAAATTAGTGAGAATGAAAAATATTATTAATATCATTAACGAAACAATATTAAAATATTTAAACGAAAACAATATTTCTAATAATAAAATTATTGCTTATCATGGAACTGATAATAAATTTAATGTTTTTGATGATAGTAAAGTAATATTTTTTGTTGATAATATTGATGTGGCAAAAACATATGGAAAATATATAATTAAAGCAAATTTAATAATAAATAATCCAATTATTTTAGATTTTAATGAAAATTCAACATACTATTTTTATGATAAATGGTATCTACCATCAGATTTAGCAAACAAAATAAAAGAAATTAGTGATGATATAAAAAATGGTTATAGCATAGATGATGAATTAAAAGAATATTTAGAAGAATTAAATTTTAATGATTTGTATGGTGATTTGGATGGAATTATTATGCTTAATATTAATGATAATATGGATGATATCTTTTCAAACCACAAACCAGTAACTAATTATGTTGTTTTTAATAAAAATCAAATTAAATTTGTGAAATAATAAATTAATTTTACTTTTTTAAATTATTATCATCATATAAAAATATATAATCACATTTCACCTAAATTAAGTGACCTAGAATTAAAATTAATTAAATATATGCCTAAAGAAAATGGTAGTTGGCGTGATTTACCCGAATCAATAATAAAACTTTCTAAACGTCTGAAAAATGTTAAAGAAAAAAATAATTGGGGTACATATTATAGTAGACTTAATTTTAATAAACCAAGTTACACTATTACCACACATTTTCATAGATTACCAAATAGTGCAAACTTACACCCATACCAAAACAGAATGATTTCAATTAGAGAAGGTGCTAGATTACAATCATTTAAAGATAATTATATTTTTTATGGTAGTAAAACATCACAATATAAACAAATTGGAAATGCAGTACCACCATTATTGGCAAGAGCAATTGCTGAAAAAATAAAACCCTATTTAAATAATTATAATTTTATTGATTTATTCGCAGGTGCTGGTGGAATGTCAAATGGTTTTATTGATGAAAATTATAATTTAATTGCTGCCAATGAAATTGATAAAAATCTATTCGAAACATATATGAAAAATCATGCAAAATATAATAAAAATAATAATTTAATACTTGGTGATATTACAAAAAAAGAAATAAAAAATAAAATAATTAATATCGGTCTAAATAATAATGTTGGAATTATAATGGGTGGAATTCCATGTCAAGGATTTTCATCTGCGGGTCTTAGAAATCCAAATGACCATAGAAATAAATTATATTTGGAATTTCTTGATATAGTAAAAACAATAAAACCCGAAATATTCATTATAGAAAATGTAATTGGATTATTATCAATGGAAAAGGGAAAAATTATAAAAAAAATAATTAAATCTTTTGAAGATATTGGATATTATGTTAATAAACCATTTAAATTGAATGCTGAAGAATATGGTGTTCCACAATTACGTAGAAGAATATTTATTATTGGTTCTTTAAATAAAATTGAAATTAAACCACCTGAAATACTTTTTTCTTTAACAAATAATAATTTACCCAATCCAATTACTAGCGGTGAAGCAATTAAAAGTTTACCCAAATTAAAAACAAATGATGGTATATTCGAAATGGAATATAATTATACACCAATCACATTATACGATAAATTAATGAATAATGAAATTACATTTAAAGAATTTTACTTTTTAAAAATCAATGAAATCTTAAAAATTAATAATCTATAAACTATCAAAATATTTCTTTTCTTCTTTAGAAGAATCATTTTTGTCAATAATTTCTAACCCCTTTTTATCAAAATAATTAACATAACTATTTTTAACTCCAGAATATGTCGTATAATTTACAATTAAAACTGCCCTTCCATCATTAAATATATTTAACTTACCCTTAAATTTGGGTTTATCTTCTTTATTGGTAATTAAATAACTTTATATTTGGATTTATCTGATTCAATTTTTTCTGAATTATAATTCCTTTCATATTGAGAATGATTTAAAAAGAGGTTGGAGTAGTTGGACTTTTGGTAACTATGGATTTCATGGAACAAAAGAAGAATTAAAAAAAGCAATGCAAACAGCAATTGATAATAATCATGAATTTTCAATATCAGGATTTGACCTTTGGGGTGATGATATTAAAAAAGCAGATATTCGTGAATTATATCCCAACTATTGGGTGTTGGTCGATAATGTAAATGCTAAAAATGGACTGTCGTTTATACCATTAAAATCAACAAATCTAAAAGATGCTATTATTGAAGCAAAAAATGAAATATATTCAGGTGAGGGAGTTTCTTACCACCCAAGTGAAGTTAAACTAGTGTATAGTATTGATAATCTAATTCATATTTTTGAAGTTATCTAAAAAATAAATTTTAATATTATGAAAAATATAATGAATAACAATACCTTAATATCCGAAAACCCACAATCCGATATTAAATATAATAACGAAGCGAAAAGAATATTCCATAAAATAAAAAAGAATATAAATAATATAAAATTAGAACCAACAAATCCTGATTTAGAATTCGTATATGATACAAAAGGAAACAAACGTCCATTATATGGTGTTAAATTTAATCTAAACCAAATAGATAAAAAATATAACCTAAATATTATATTTGCACATCAAATAGGTAATAATATAGCATTCTTTGACCGAAATAATAATAGAATGGTATTCCTAATTATATCACAAACTGATAAAAACTCATTCGAAAATAATGAATACTATGCAAAATTAAGATTTAAATTTTGGATTGCTGAAGATACTTTTATTCACGAATTTATTCATTACCTAGATTCAATTAGATATAAAAATACATATAAACCAACAATGAATAAAAATAGTAAAGAAGAATATTACAACTCACCCGAAGAATTTAATGCGTATATGCATGGAATAATTACATATGCATTAAAAAATAAGTATAGATTGAAAAATCTACCATTTAAAACATTCCTAAATAGAATAATAAAAAACTATATAAAAGAAAACTTTGGATTTATAAAAAATATTAATGATGATAATAAAAAAAAGTTAATAAAAAGAATGTATAAAACATATACAGAATTTAATAAACCTATTCTTGTAAAAGAAGAAAATTTAAACACTAACCAAAATAATATTCTAACAGAAAAGGAGTTTAACAAAATATACGTAGCACAACATAAAGATATTAGAGGTAAAATGAATAATACCCTTGAACAAAATAAAAAAAGTATTCTAAAAAATGGATTCCATAAAAGTACCAGTGTAAACCTACTACCCATATTTAACGGATATATATTCAGTATTATTGATAGAAAATATGGAAACCATAAAGATGATATGGTTTATATTATAAGAAAAGAAGGTGTTAATGAAAAAAATGGTAATTATAATATAAAAACAGGATATAAACCAACAGAAAATGAAGTCTTTAAAATAGAATATGACTACCAACCAACATATGAAGCATATGTTAATGCTATGCTAAATAAATAAAAAATAAATATTTATACTTCTGATAAAATACTTAAATATATCCTAAAATAATTTTATGTTTCATTAGATTTATTAATATATATAAAATAAAATATAATGGTTTTTGAAATATTACTTGATAAAGATTTATATAATTCAATATCTCTTAAAACAAAAATAATTAATTTTTTTAGAACACGGTCTTTTGTTTTATATGGAAGTTTAAAAAATTGGAATATGACAATTATTGGTAAAAAAATAAGAGAATAATATTTTTGATTTAATAAATTAATATTATATTTTTTTATAAATTATTATAAAAGATAATTTCTATTTTCTAAAAATTTTTTGGGAAATTTTTTGTTACATTTAGAAGTTATTCGTGTAGCACCCCCCCCTGTTTTTCGTCCCCCTGTGGTGGGGATATATAGGGGGGGGATACGGTAAATAAGGGAGTAGGGGGATAAATAATATTTACATATTCTTATACGTATTTTAAATTAAAAAGTTTCAATCTTATTTAAAAATTTATATCTTTTTTTAATTTAGAATAATTCTAAATAGGGTTATTTATTTTAAATTTGGTTTATTACAATTAGTTTATTTTAATGTAATGGCAATTAATATTTAATATAAGACGTTTATTTGTTTGTTTAGTATAGAGTATTGACAAAAAAAAACGGGCTTAAATTAGCCCGTTTTTTAGTGTTTAAGAAAAACTATATTAATTCGTATGTAGTTTTTCTAAATTTCACTCTTACAATATTGTCAATTGAAAGTTCTCTATGATGAATTTCCTTACCCTCACTAACACCCTGATTTTTAGGAGTATTGTCAGGAAGATAGGGTTTTATAATTTTGTTAGGTATTAGTACCATATTTTTGTCAAAGTAAAACGACCTAAAAGTTTGTTGGTGTTTGTAGGTTAAATAAAAAGTACCTTTTTCTTTGTGCATGGACAAAGCAGTGGATATTCGTATTCCTTTGCCATTCCATAATGGTTTAGCAATAAAATTTTTTGTAAGATTTTCTCTTTCTCTTTCGTTATTTACACTATTTTCGTAAATATAACCAATCATGCAACCAATATTTGCAATTTTCATAATATCACCAAAGAGTATTTTACCATCTTTGGTCAATTTGGGGGTTGTAATATATTGGATTGAAGCGGGTTGTGCCCCAAAATTCCAATTTTTCAACATTTCGATTAGTTGGTCTTTCGATACTCTTACTGTATTTTTCATGGTAAAAAAATTTAGATTAAACAATAAAAAAATTAATTAATTAATTACAATTAATGTTACGTATTTTAAATTAAAAAGTTTCAATCTTATTTAAAAATTTATATCTTTTTTTTAATTTAGAATAGTTTTAAATAGGGTTATTTATTTTAAAATATATGTGGTTTATTACTATTAGTTTATTTTAATATAACAATGATTTATTTTTTATTTTAGACGTTTATTTATTATTTAGGTATGGATATTGACAAAAAAAAAAAACGGGCTTAAATTTGCCCGTTTTTTAGTGTTTATTTACTTTGCTTTTTAAGCATTGGCAATTAAATACTCTAATACTGCAATATCTTTGTCTTTTCTTTTTTCAGGACTTGCAATGTTGAGTTCGTCATCATTAATATATTGGTTTATCCCATTATAGATAAGCCAATCACTTATTTTTCCTGCATATCCCAAAGTAGGATTATCGGACTCAACTCTAATTTTGTCAATGATATTAGTAACAGTATTAAATTTTTTGTTGTCAATAGCAGTAATACCAACAGCACCTAAAACTTCCTTGATTCTATCTTCAACTTTATATACCATACGGTCTGATAGTTGTGAATAGACATTTTTAACACTTGTTACAATTTCCTTTCCATTTTTTGCAATCATTTTGAGAAGATTGTCAAACTGAATAAGCGATTCTAAAATACTTGGGGTATGTTTGCCAGAAATTTGTAAATTATAATCTTTCATTTGCTTTACAGGTACAGTCAAACCATTTTTACAAACAAGCCTATAAAAACCTGCAATACCTTTGTATTTCCATAACCCATTGTAACTATGTTGGAATACAAAGGAAAATTTAATATCATCCTTTGTGTTTGGCATAATAAAAGCATATGCAGGGTCTTCAATGATATAGTAAGCATAAAACATGGCATGTTTTAGCATACTGTATTTAACAGTGAAATTCACGTTATTCTGCTTAAAAATTTCCTCAATTTTAGGAAAAATTTCACTATTAGGGACTAATTGATAACGGGGAGAACAATAGTTGAGGTCAATTTCGCCCGTATCAATATGACCCACAACTACTTTTGAATATTCCTGATTAGTGTTACGTGGGTTATCCCTTAGTTCAACAGGGAAAAGCATTTCATTAAGAGTGCAAGGCATTAAAAATGATGGTGTTTTCATAATTGATAAGATTTTAATTAAACAATAGTTGTTATTTGTATTTGTTTATTCGTATTTTAATTAAAAAAGTTACATTTTTTTAATTAAAAATGATAAAATTGTATTAATTTAGAATGATTTTAAATAAGGGTATTGATATAACTTTTTGTTTATTATGGCGTATATTAATTGATATTGAATAAAAATCGTATGATTATTTTTAAATAAAAATAATTATATTTTTTTATTAATTAATATTAATTTTTTTTTGATAAAAGAATAAAACTTATTATTAGTTAATAACAATAAGTTTTATTTAAAATGAAATATTAATATAATTATTTATTATTCTACATGTATAATAGTATAATTAATAACTACATTATATTTGGCAATATAATATCCCTTTGAAATTAATTTTTCTTTAGTTAGTTCATTGGTTTCAATGAATCCAAATTCTTTACAAAGGTTAATAAAATATTTTTTGGTAAAATCAATAACATTATTTGATGTTTCTTTATTAGAAATATCAAAGGAATCAATGGTTTCAACAATACCGTTTTTTGTAACAATAATTGATATAATTATCATGGCATTCAATTTTATTGATTAATGCTATTTGAATATACGGAATGAATAAAAAATAGTTTCATTTCTATATAAAAAAACATTGTTCGATTAATAGTTATTAATTAAAACATAAATATTTTATATTTTTTGAAACTTTTATTTTTATATTACGTATTATTAAATATAATTACATTTTGTTTAACTAAAATTTTTGAATTATGGCAACTAAAATGACGAATCGTGAAGCATCTTTTTTTGTAGATTTAGTTAATGGTAAAACCATTAAAGAAATACAGGAATCTATAATTAAAAGAATTAGTAATTATCAATGGCGTACAAAAGTAAGTGATGAAGTTATTGTGAATGAAAAGCAATATGAGTTTAACAAATTAATGGAAGTAAAAGAGTTTTTTGATAAGGTTAAATTGTTTGAAGAAAAAGAAACATATTCAGTTATGGGTTGGGGGTATGGACAAACCAACTATGAAAATTTTATGGTTGTTGGTCAAATTGGTGGTTCAATGGTTTGTATTTTGGATTGTGGGAATTATGTTTTTACTGTATCAAAAGCCAAATATTTAAAAAAAGAATTTGCATGGTTGGATAATAGTAAAGTAAGGGCAACTAAATGGGATGAACCTTTTACAAAGGAAGAAATAATGGAACAAAACCAATACAACGCATATTACGGGCATTAAAGCCCGTTTTTTTTTGTTTTTATTATTAGTTTGTTATTAATTAAACATTGTTCGATGTTAATTATTTTAAATTAAAACATAAATATTTTATATTTTTTTGAAACTTAATTATTTTATTTACGTATAATCAAATAGTATAAACCAAAACATTTGTTAATTATGAATAAGTCAATTGAATTAATTAAAAAAGGTTTTGAAAGCAGTTCTGAAACAACACCAGAATTTTTGGAATTTTACAGAACCTTTAAATCGGAATTTAGAAAAGAATTAAAATCTATTGGTGCAACAAATATTGTATTCAGTAGAGGTCATTTTTACGTTTCAGGTTTTTTCACTTTGAATGGACAAGGGTGGTATTTTTCAATTCCTGATGTTAGGCATATGAATTTATATACCCGTGATTCTCATTTTTCGGATTTACTTTATAGGAAAGTAAAACACTATGAAGATTATACTGGTGAATATAACAGGTATGTTAATATTGAAATAGGAATGGCAAAGAATATGGATTTCGATTGAAATTGAATTGTTTTTAAATTGTTAATGAATATCCCTTTGGTTTAAATATCAAAGGGATTATTTTTTTATTAAGTGTTTAGATAAGATTTATTAATTAAACAATGTTCGATGTGATTATTAATAAAAACATTGTTCAAAATTTATTAATTAATCAATGTTCAGTTGTTGGTTTATTAATTAAACAATGTTCGATATGATTATTAATAAAAACATTGTTCAAAATTTATTAATTAAAATATTATTTATTTTTTAAATAAAGAATGTTCATATTAATATAAAAGGAAACAACCCATTGCACTCTTATTGGAACAACGGGTTGTTTTTTAAAAATTATTTATAATGATGGAGCGTAAAACCCACAAATCTTTAGTTTGTGGGATGTAAGCGACTAACCTTGAGTGAGAATATACTGACGAATGGTATCTGGTGAAGCCTCACCAATAGAGCAAACGAAGTAACCATCTGACCAAAAGGTTCTTTCCTTCCAAAAGTGATTGAATAGAAATGAACGATGAGCAGAGTGCCAAATGTGATATGTAGATTCTTGCTTTAACTTACGGACAATAGATGTGATAGAAAGACGAGGAATATAGCGAATGAGAAAGTGGATATGGTCTAAATCTGATTCAAAGACTTCAATTTCAAAATCTGAATTAGAAGTAATATTTAAGATAATGGAACGCATATCTTCTTTTAACTGACCAACAAGCAACTTTTTACGGTACTTGCAAACAAAGATAAGATGGCACTTGAGGTAGTGTTTTGAACGATTTGTTGAGATGTACTGTGATTTTTTAGACATAGTGGAGAATTTTTTGTGAAAGTTTTTTACCCGAAGACGGAAACTTTTACAAAAAATTCGTAACTTTGCATAAATTCAGACTATTTAATAATATAGTGAAAACAATACATAGGACATATCGCTTTGAATTAAGACCAACACAAGACCAAAAAGTGTTGCTGGATAAACATTTCGGATGCGTTAGGTTCGTGTATAATCACTTTCTGAATGAACGTAAAGAACAGTATCAAGCAAACAAGAAGTCTGATAACTACTACGCTCAAGCAAAAACTTTGACTGAATTAAAAAAGCAAGAGGAAACTGTTTGGCTTAAAGAAGTAAACAGTCAAACCCTGCAATTTGCTTTAAGGTCTTTGGATACTGCATACCTTAACTTCTTTCGTGGAAATGCCAAGTTTCCAAGATTTAAGTCAAAGAAAAGAAAGAACGGATTCACAGTACCACAACACACAAAATTGGTTGATGGTAGAATTTACGTTCCAAAATTCAAAGAAGGTATTAAATGTATTGTTCACCGTGAAATAAAGGGCGATGTTGGCAAAATGACCTTTACTAAAACACCGACTGGAAGATACTATGTTTCAATTTTAACCGAAGAACAGTATCAACCAAAAGAAAAAACTGGTGCTGTTTGTGGTGTGGATTTAGGATTGAAAGATTTTGCTATTACTTCTGATGGAATCAAATTCAAGAATAACCGATATACCAAGAAATATGAAAGAGATTTAGCGAAAGCACAAAAACACCTTTCTCGTAAACAAAAAGGCAGTAGTTCGTTTGAAAGACAAAAACGAAAAGTTGCCAAAATACACGAGAAAATATCCAACACAAGACAAGATGTATTGCACAAGGTATCGCATCAACTTGTTTCTGATTATGACATAATTGCTTTGGA